CCACCCCGTCCGGCCTCATAAATGCGAACCCATACTCGCCAGGGTTCGGCTCGTAGAAATTGAGGTGTGCCTGGCCGCTCGCGCTGTCAAAGAATGTCAATCTTCCATACTGTCCGGAAGGGGCGATGTTCACTTCTCCGGCAGTCACGGCAAATAGGTCGTCTGTGCCATCGTTCAGTTTGAACGCCTGCCCGCCCTTTATCTTTAGCGTGGTATCGGCTGTGGCGCACGAGAAGTCCAGGAGCCCGTCGGACAGGTATGCGATGTCCACATCGGGATTGAAAGGCGCTCCTGACGCTCCGAAGAATGTGAACTTGCCGGTATCACCAAGATATGACACGCCGCCGTTGTTTTGGTTCACGGTATCCATAAGACGGAGGAATCCGTTTCCGAGAGGTCCGAGAGCGGCTGCGATAGACAGTTTAGAGCCACCTGCACCGTCAGGCACCGAGAGCCCGATAGCGCTTCCGGCAAACTCTGAGCGGATTGCAGCGATACCGGTGGGTGAGACGATTGTGGTGTCGTCGAACAGTCTGATGCTGCCTGATTGCGTCCCGTCTGCAAGGGGCGCAAGGTTCAGTAAGCCGTCCTCAACCATGAAAAATTGGGCGTTGTCCTTGTAGAGGGCGAGTCGGCCATTCTCGCTTCCGAGGAAAGGTTTTGAGCCGTCGCTTCCGCGAATCTCGAAGGTATCACCATCTGAATAATAAGTGAGCGCTCCGAATCTTGTTCCGGTTCCGCCGTCGCTTCCCTCGAACATGATTCCAGGGCCAGTATGCTCAACAGTCACCCATAACCTGTTGTCTGCTCCCGTCAGGATGAATTTCGCATTTTTATCGGCCGGAGGGCGTATCCTGACATCATCACTTCCACCTGACAGGTCAAGATTACTATCGCTTACAGCGAATAGGTCGTTGGTGCCGTCGTTCAGTTTGAACGCCTGCGCCGCCGGTATCTTGAGCGTGAAGTCGTTGGCGCCTATGCCGGAGAAGTCAAGAACCTTGTCTGCTGCGTCCTGTGGTGTGATGACTCCTGCGGCGTGGTTCCAGATGGACTCCGCCACGATGCTGTCCTTGAGAGTCTCCAGGGCCAGCTTGATGCTCGCTCCGCTTACTGCGCTGTCGTTCTTGAGGTTGCTCGAAAGGAGCTGGTCCTCTGCGTCTATGCTGTGCTTGCTGCTGTGCTTGTCGTCGTGTGCCATGTGTGTTCACCTTTTCTCGTCACTTGGTCGTTGCAATCATGCCGTGAGTTCCACGTTCCGTACTGTTCCGCCCTTGTTGATGATGATTCGCTGTTGGCTCGTGCTCGGTTTCCACCAGAACGCGACCTCGCCGTCGGCGATGGCTGGCTGAGTCTCGCTCTCGTACATCTTGACGGGGATGATTGTCGCGCTGGTCGTCTGCGATAGGTCGAGTTTCGCCGTACCCTTGAGGATTATGTTGTTGGTCGTCTCGTTGCCTGTTGTCGTGACCTGCTGCAGGTTCGGGTTTGAGGTTCCCAAGTCGTGCCACACCGCGCCGTCGTAGTACCGGTACATGTTCGAGACGGTGTTGTAGTAGAAGAACCCCTCGGGCGGCGCGTTTGGATCTGTCGACAGCACGACAGGCCGAACGAGGCCCCCTTCCGTAACCCTGAATTTTTCGCCCATGTGTGTCGTTCCTCAACCGAGTATGACTATGCTGGTCCCGTCGTAGCCTTTGTACTGGTTGTCCGTGGTGTCGTACCACCAGTCGCCGGCCTGCTTGTCCGTTGGCGCGCCGGCCATGTTGCCCCTGAACGAGCTCCTTGTTGCCATGATGATTCACCCGATGATGATTACTTCCGTGCCGTCGTGGCCCTTGTACTGCCTGTCGACCGTGTCGTACCACCAGTCGCCTTTCGATGCGCTCTCGGGGATGCCCCGGAAGCTGCCGATGAACCGGCCCGTGCCTGGCACCGGCCCGATTGGGATGCCCTCGTGCAGGAACAGAACGCTGTAGTCGTACAGCGCCGTGCTTGTGTTCTCGTCGCAGAACCTCCGAACGACCGCATCTATCCGGTAGAACCGCCCCTCCCACACGACGAGGTCATTCTTCTGCACGTTGTCCGACGGCTTGCTCAGCATGTACGCGTCGCCGTCCTGGTACAGCCCTTCTTTCGCCTGCATGAACATGTTGGTAGTCTTAGGGTACAAGACCGCTATGATGTCGTGCTCCGGACCGGGATTGATCGTCTCGTCGCCCTCGATGTTGCTCGTCACCTTGGCCACGGGGAAGTACCGCACGGTCCTGCCGAGCTGGACAATCGCCTCGCCGAGGAAGTCGTTGGGTACGCCTATCACCATCTGGTTTCACCCGCACACCGGTGTCGGTGTGATCCTGGTCAGCATCCAGTCGGCCTTCTGCTTGAGGTGCTCGAACGTTGTCACGAGTTTGCCCGTCTGGTCGCCCTTGTTCACGCTGTACTCGGGCAGCGAATATGAGTTGACTGAGTTGAACGTCCCGCCCATCTTCTCGGCGAGCGCCTGCATGGCTGCTATGATGCCCGTGAGCTGTTTTATCACGCTCGGTATCGCCGTGTGGCCGTACGTGTACGTCACCGTGACGCACAGGGGTTTCGTGAACGTGAACCTTGCTACCTCAGCCGTGTCCTTGAGGTACAGCTTGCCGGCGTACGGGTACACGTAGACGTTGCTCGGCGTGACCGTTACTCCATCGACCACCAGGCTCGTGACCGTGAGGGTCGGCTGCGCGTCCTGGAACACCTTGCCGAACCACGATACGAACAGGGCCTTGTCGCCCGTGCCGTCGAGGTACTCGGTGACGCTCCGACCGCCCGCCTTGAACGTCGTGTGCAGGTAGTCGTCAACCCACGCCTCCGCGTCCTCGATGTGCGCGTTGATGTCCGTAGAAGGAATGAGAGTCGCGTCCATGCCGGATAGCCGGTAGACGTCTGCTGCGGTCGTGTAAGTTGGCGCCACTTGACTGCCTCCTTGTGTTTGAGTCCGCCCTTGCGGACATTCTGAAAAATAAAAAAGCGGGCGGCCCGCTTGTCTGCTGAGCCGCCCTTAAAATATTGTTGTTCGTCGCTCCTGCGGTCTGGCTCAGTGGATGTTGATGATCTGAGCGCAGAACGTCGGGGCTCTCATGATGAGAACCTCGTAGATCTTCAGGAAGAACTTGTCGCTGTCGTTCGTCTTGGCGAGCTCCATGTACGTGAGGTCCTGGAGCACACGCATCTCGATGACCGTGAGGTCAAGGAAGAGTATCTGCCCCTTGTCCGCCGTGTTGTCCATCCACATGGACGCAATCAGCGGGATCTCGCCCACGATGGAGTACAAGACCAGCGCGGAGAAGCCCCAGAAGACCTGCCTCGCTGCTTCACGATATGTGATCTGCGTGCTCAACAGCTTGAGGATGTCCGTGTAGGCCCTCGAGTTGGAGACAGCCAGGTTCGGCCTGCCGCCACCGTCGAACGCCTTCTGGACCGCGTCGTGCATGTCGTTCAACGCGATTGCGTTGCCCGTCTTGTCCACCGCGTTGATGCCAGTCATCTGCACGATCAGCCCGTCGTACGAGTTCGCATCCACGGCGATGGAGCCGTTGAGGATGGTGTATTCCTCCTTCTCCTTGATGGCCCTTGTCGCCTCGAGGACCTGGAGCTGTCTTGCGTTCGGTGCAGACACGTCCGCCAGGTTGATGTCTGGACTGCCTATGCCTGTGGGCTGGAAGCCCATGAGCATAAAGCTCGGGACAGCTGCCTGTGCCTGGCCAGTGACGCGGCCCACGGAGTACAGGTACTTGATCGGCTTGCTGCGCCTCGCGCGAGTGCTGTCCGCATCGTTGAGTACGGAATCCTCGGGGAGCCATGCAGCGGCGCCCTTCGCCGTTATCACGTTGTAGTCTGCGGTGATACCGAGGTTTGTCACGCGCGGGATGAGCTCCACGAGTGGCGTCCACTTCCTCGATACGTCCACGATGACCGGGTCGAGGTAGATTGGCACCATGACCTTGTCAGTACTTCCAGCGCCGCCGCTGGTCGTCTCGAAGGCCTTGACGCCCATCTCGAACCGCTTCTGAAGTGCCGGGCGCATGTCGCCAATCGAGCTCTTCATCTCGTGGTTGATGTACTGACCTGTATAGCAGGTCCTGTCCGGAAGTACCCCGAACGACTTGCTGTACACGTCGCTCGCGTTCACTTCCACTATTCCAAATGCTGCCATTTTTTTCTCCCTCCTTTGAGATTGTTTTTTCAGCGAAGCATTTCGAGGGGTGTCTTGTTCTTCTCCCCGGTCTGCTTCACAGGTTCGTTGCTCGGCCCGCCGGCTTTGAAGATAGGCATGTCTTTCACTGCCTTCAGCTCGGCCTTCAGGCTCTCGTTCTCTGTCTTTAGGAGCTCCACCGCGCTCTTCAGCTCGGGGAGCGCCTTGATTGACGCTTTGGTTTCTTCGTCCATCTCTTCGTCCTCCTCGTCGTCGTCTTTGTCCTTGTCGTCGGCCTTCTTGCTTTTCGGGCTGATGACGCGCTTGACCTTGTCGGGGTTGATCCCCTTGGCGATCGCCTTCTTGACGGCGTCGTCCTCGTCGTCGGCCTCGACCTCCTGCGTCGTGCCGTCGTCCATCTCGAACTTCCACGAGACTTTCTTGCCCGCAGCTTCGTTGATGAATGGCTTGCCCTGTGCGGCCTGTGCGTTGACCGCAGGCACCTTCGTTGTCGCGGCCTGTTCGTTTACGAGGCCAGGCTCGTGCCCCTTGGGCGCTTCGTCGCCCGGCATCTTCTTCTGTTCCATGACGTTCCCTCCTTTCTGTTCAGTCTCAGGAGCGTGAATCTTCTCCTTGAGCTTCGCGTGGCACGTTGCTTTTTCCCTGAACCGCTGCAGGTCCGCCATCTCCTTGTGTGCCGTGCACGCGGTCTTGAGCACGTTGTCGCTAATCTCCGCTCCACCCTTGCCGAACGACTCGCGCATCTCTCTTCCGCCACCGAACGCGCTCGGGTTCGCCCATAAAGCTCCGCAGAACTTATCCGGGTCGTCGGCGAACGAGCCCGCCCGGCTCGTGCATGCGTCCCACCATGCCTTCGGTGGTCGGTTGTCCTTCGTTGCGGCCTTCGCGCGCATCTTCTGTTTGATGGATTCGGCTTGCAGGTAGCCGGTCGTTTCCTCTATCCTGGCCAATGTGATGCCGAGGAGCTGTGCGATCTCCGCGTCGGTCTTGCCCTCCTTGTGGAGCTTCCGGATTTGCGTCTCGACGTCGCTGGTTTCGCTGGCCTTCTTGTTGATGTCGGAGTTGAATGCCTGGAGGAATCCGTCGACGAAGTCCATGATCTGCTTGTCGGTCATAGGCGTGGACCTGGTCGCCAGTTCGTGAGCATAATGGTCGGCTTCGCGCTCGTCCTTGAACTTCACGCCTTGACTGATGGCATCTTCGTATGCTTGCTTCCCGTCGTGTCGTTCTGCCGAGCCCTTCTGCTGAATCTCGCTCAGGTGCGCGGTCCCTTCGCTCCCGTCGTCGAACATGATGCTCACCGTATCCGCCCAGTCGCGGGCCTCTGTCACCGTTCCTTCCTTGCCCTTGAGCGGGCCGTGCGCAATAATCACCTTGTCGCCACGGAACGTCTCGCTCTTGGCGCTGCCGCTGAATATCTGAGAACTCTCCTTGGCCATGCTGCGGAACGCCTGCTCGATCTCCGTGTCCTGGTAGCCAGCGTCGTGCAGTTCCTTATGCCATGAGTTCATGAGTTCGGAATAAATCTGGTCCTCGGTCTTGCCTGTCTCGGCCATCTGCCGAGCACTCGCAAGTATCCTTTCGATGCTCGCGCTCTTGTCCTCCTTGACCGCCTTGGCGAACACTTCGGTTATGGTCGCTTGGGGATTGACCGGCGTGCCGGTAAGAGCCACGTTGAGCAAATCGAGCGAGTTGATGATGCGCGTTTTTATCCCGTTTATCATGCGGTACGCCCTGTCTTTGACCCTGAACGTGATGGAAAAAGCATCCAGGAACCCAGACTTGACGGAGTTCCAAACGTCGCCGAACCGTTCCACGCCGGCGTTGAGTTCGCCGCGAACCCACAAGCCTTTGTTGTCCTTGCGCGCCTCGACGATCCTGCCCGCAGGTATCGTGTTCTTCATGGCTCCGCTGTTTAGGTCCACGCTCTCGTGCTCCACGTCGAGCTTGATCGGAACCGAACCGCTCTGCAGCTGGTTGAGCATCTCGTCCAAGGCCTCCGGGGTCACGAGGTCGTTCACGAGGTCTATGTCCGGGGTTGAGATATAGCCAGTCACGAAGTACCGTGGCTGTTTGCCCTTGAGCGTCGGAACCTCCTCGTGGCCCAGGCCGTTCGTGTAGAACGTGTACGATTTGGATTCCGTCGGGCCGCCCTTGAACCCGGCCCTATGCACTGCGCCCCATGCGATTTTGCTGCACTTCTCCTTGTCGCCGCCGTCCTTCCTGCATTCGGCGTACGCATGCGCGAGGATCTCCGCGCCTTTGTCCGGCAGGTCGCCAGGCTCGGGCGACTCGAACCCGCCCACTTCCCTGGCCTTATTGCTGCCGTTCAGCTCGCCCGTCTTGTCTTTGCCGTCCTCGACGATCTGAACCTTGGGCTTCGCCTCGACGGGGAAGTAATGGAAGAACATGCGGTCGCGGGGGTTGAATCCCTGCCAGTCCTGCTCGGTCAGGTACTGTTTGCCCTCGATGGCGCGCTGGATTGTACCGCAGTACGCCTCGGGATTTCTCTTGTCGCGGTTGTGCAAAACACAATCTTGAAAATCTTTATATGGGCCAAAAGGCATGTCGGGTGTTCCGCGTCACACTCTTGAGTTCTTTTTGCGGTTCTGTACTTTTTAAGCGTTGCGTTTTTTCTTCAGTTCCTTGAGGATTTCTGCCAGGAGTTGCTTCTCCGTGAGGCCGTCGATTCTCAGGTCGTCCAGTTCCCTGACGCTGTACTTGCTCCGGTGCTCGTCCTTGACTTTGCCATCCTTCAAGTGCTCAGATTTTATCATGGTGTCACCGTATTTGTCGGGTTCGCGTAGTACGTGAGGCTCAGGTCGTAGACCTTGGGCGTCACCGCGACATCGGACGTTGTCAGGTCGGCCTTCCACTGGATGTACCTGCCGTTGAGAGTGATGGCTTCGCCGTTCGCCAGGGCCGCGCTCCACTCCGACCAAGTTATTCCGTCCACGCTCGTCCGCACCTTGTACGTCGAAGTGGTTCCGACTGGCAGCGTCTGGTTGAAGTACACCTTGTCCCAGTCGTTGTTCGGATAACTGCTGTCGTGCGAGTTGCTTGTGTACAGTCCGGACGTCGGGTAATCCGCTCCCCACTCGCCCCCCGTGTAGCGCTGCAAGACCTGCGCCTCCGACAATTCCTTGTCGTAAAGGATGGCCTCGTCGATGAGGCCGTTGTAAGGCGCAGTTGCGGCGTTCCTCATCCCTACAAGGCAATTCCCTGCGAAGAGGATGCTGTAACTCAGAACCGTTCCGCTTGTTGTTGTCGAAGCGAGCGTCCCATCGATGTAGACTTTCAGCCCTGAAAGCGCGCAGTTGCCGTTGTACGTCGCGATGACGTGATGCCAGTTGCTGTCGTTGAACTGCAGGTCTGTCGTCTTGGCGATGTAGTAGCCATTCGAGACATTAGCGCAGAGGATCATCTGGACCTTGCCGTTGCTCATGTTGAGCTCCCATCCGGCGTATGCGACCCCGATGTGGGATCTCCTGGCGATGAGTGCCATCGTTGCCGTCGAATTTGTCTTGAACCAGCATTCGACGGAGAACTTGCTCGTGCGCTCCCAGTTCGCGATGTCGCCGCAGTTGACGTACATATTGACGCCATCAAACTGCAGGCAGTTGTAGAATCGGCCAGGCACCCATAGCGGCAAGTTGACAGTCGTGCCGTTCCGGTTGTTGCCAGTCGCGTCTGGGGCGTTCGTGCCGCTTGCTTCGTTGAGGTGCCAGCAGGCATAAGCAGTTGTTGAGCCGCCCTTGAGCGTGACCGCACCGCCGGATTCCGATATGACCTGCGTGTCTGAGAACGTGCCCTTGTTGAAATCGGTTTCAGTCGTCCACCGGACTTCGATGCGCTCGATGGGGTACGTCCGCAACGAGTTCATCACGACCATCTCGGGCGGGAACGACACGGCTGTAGCCGTTTCGCAGAAGCACGACTCGGACGTGACCTCCTGGTCTTCGATGTCCTTCTCGTCGTCGTGTGTGAACCCATATATCACCTTCTTGGAACTTCCTGCTGTCCCTGTGCAGATGATGTACTCGTAGATGACGAAGTCGTACTGGTGCTCTATGATGCGCAGTGATTTGTCAACGTACCCTGTGAGCAGCTTTATCGCGTCCAGCTTGTCTTGCACTTTCACCATCGTCAGACCTCATCATAAGCTATCGAGACGAACACTGACGTCGAGTTGGAAATGCCTGTAGTGTTCAGCACCACGCTCTCGTTGATTCCGCCCAGCTTGTTTAGGGGCATCCAGTTCGACGGCCCTTTTTGTTTCTCCATGAAGCACTGCCAGATGAGCACGCCTGCGCTGCTGACAAAGTTGGCCTTCACTGTTATGACCGCTACAGTGTTGGAATCTATCAGCACGCCGTACACGTGTATCCTCTTCCCTGTCGCGGGCGTTATCAGGTTCGTGTTGGTCTGCTGGCCTGTGTACGTCTGCTGGAACGAGCGCGGCGGCAGCTGGAAGAATCCGCCGCCTCCGCTCATCGTGGCGTTGACGTCCAGGCGGTTGTTTGTGACCGAGACATCGTTAGTGCCGTCAGTCAGCTTCGTGCGCTGCGAGCCGTCAGCGAGCCGCGTGAAGATGGTATCGAGAACAGTCTTGATGGTGTCGAGCACGCTCTTTATCGTGTCCAACCTGCTGTGCGTACCAGAGTCTGGAAAGTCCGCAGGCCAGTTGTTGACCCCGACAGACCACGTGCCGCTCTGCGTGGCTGCTATCGTCTCGCTGTCGAGCGTCACCTTGAGGTCGTTCCCTGAGAATGTGAGCTTGTCGGTCTGCAATTTGATGCCGTTGAGCGTCGTCTCTGTCGCTACCTTCGTGTTGAGCGTGTCGAGCCGCGTGTGCGTGCCAGCGTCTGGGTAGTCCGTCGGGAACACTATCGTGATTGTTCCGACCACGAGGTTGACGCGGTACGCGTCATTCACTTCGTCGAAGGTACGTTGCCGGATGTCCTCCGCTGGCGTCTTATTGGTTAGGCTCATCTTCGTCTCGGTACTCCTGGACGTCTTGACTCACGGTCACGTCCGGAACCACGTCGTGCTCGGCGTCCATGCCGGGCTCGTCGCGCGTCTCCTGCAGCAGCGATGTGACTGCCATGTGCTTGCCCCAGACGACGCTCCGCACGGGGATGATCTTCTCCGCCGGGAGGGTCGTCAGGAACATGGCGTCGGATTCCGCGCCCTCCTTGTCCTTGCGGCTTCTGAGCACGATGTTCTCGCTCACGTCGATGTAGAACTCCCAGTGCGTGCCTCTATCCAGTTTGTATATCGGCCTGCTGCTCTGGATCCTGCTGAACAGGCTTCTCATCTGTGCGAACGCTATGTCCATAACGAGCATTGTCAATCACCTCTCACGACTACCAGTTGGAGTGCACTGCGACAGTTGACGTGAAACGGCGGGGCCATCTCGGTTATCGTCTGCGTCTTGTTGCCCACCTTGAGCGTGACGACGAACGGCTCGTCGCGGTCTATCGCCTGGCCGTCTGTTCCGTACTTGCGCGCCATAGCCCTGCAGATGTCGCTCGTCCGGTCGTCCGCGACAATCGCCACACGCTTCTTGGTTTTCACCTTGAGCTGCTTGGCGGCGTCCAAGGCCGCGTAGTTCTCGGCTCGCGCTGTTTCGGTGCGCCGTATCGTCTCGATGCGGTCCTCGAAGTTGATCCGCGTCGGCTGGGTGCCCCGGAATATGTTGGCTATCCGCTTGCGGATCTGCGCCCGGTCCTCGTTGGCCGCGAGCGCCTTGGATAGTTCGCTCTCGAGCCGCGTCCCGATGTCGTCGGTTATTCCCTTGATGTGCTCGAATGTGGCGTCCTGGAGGTACTTGACCGTGCCGTCGTTGCGCACAAAGTTGATGCCGTACGTGACGGATTGCTTGCGCAGGCCGGCGTCGTAGTGCTTCTTGAGGAACCGGTCGACCACGAGTTTGATGGTGCGCAAGTCCACGATGCGCTCGAGTATTGCCGTGAAGTCCTCCGCGAGGCCCTTCGCAACGACACTATGGCGTGACGGGTTTCTCCGTGGCATTCTTCCCCGCCTCCCCGTCGTCCAGGAACTTGAGCAGTTCTTTCTCCCATTCGCGGAACACCTTGTTGAGAACAATCAGGTCGTCGCTCTGGCCCGTGGCTGCCTTGCCTTCCGCGATGCTCTTCGGGAACGTGGTCGCGTCGCGGATCCACGCCTTCTGGATGTCCTCGTCGAGCTCCTTGAACCGCTTGTTGTACCGGACCAAGCCCATCATGTCGAGCTGTGCCTGTGTTTCCTCGTCGAGCGCGGCCTTGCTTTCGGGCGCGTCGTAGTATGCAAAGTCCTCGGCCAAGTGGTCGCGCACGATCTTGAGCACGTCGGAGTCGTTGAATTCCGGGTGCTCGGCGCGCTCTGTTGCGAACCCGCGCGCGATTGCCGCGAGGTCCTCGCCGTGGCGGGCCTTGGTAGTTCCTGGCGCGCCGAGCGCAGCCCCGGTGAGCTGCCTGAGTGCCCCGTGGCGTGCCCCGTGGCGCGCTACGCGCCCCTTGGCGCGCGTCAGCGGCGGATAGTAAGGCTCCGCTGGCCAGCCTTGGGGAACGCCCTTGGGCTCGAGGTGTGACGCCTGAAAGCCCGCCGGCTGTTTCCCCTCGTCTGGTCCACCTTGTTGAGGGGTGGAATCTGATGCTGCCATAGGTGCCATCGTGAGTTGTTCGGGCGTCAGTTCGGGTTCCGGCTCGGGAATGTCGCCGTCGGCTTCCATGTCGGCCAGCTGCTTGTCGTAGTCGATGCCGCGCTCCTCGGCGACGTCCCTCTTGCTTCGTATCCCGAGCGCCACTTCCTTGGCGTACAAATCCACCTTCGAGTGCTCGTCCGTGAGGTCGTAATCCCTGAACTTGAGCTCGATTCCTGGCACGCCGAACTCGGGTATGATCTGCATGTTGACGTGGTACTGGAGCTTGCGCAGCATAGGGTTGATGACTTTGCGCTTGACCGCAGACGCCTGCGCGTGGCCCGTGGCCCTGTTGCTATCCTCCGTGAAACCCATCTCGTCCGCGTTGACGCCCATGCAGGCCCAGAGCAGCTTGATGAACCACGTCTGCTGGCCGATGATGTCCATCTGCTCAGGCGGCAAGTTGAACGGGATGAACTTGAACGGAGTCGAGACTATCGGCGTCTTGAAGAAAAACTTGCGGATGTTGCCGAACGTGTCGGTTGCCCGGAACTCCTTCTGGAACTGCTCCCTGAACGCGAGCATGTCGTTCTTGTTGGCGCTCAGCATCTCGACCACGCCGTCCGGCATGTTGTTGTTCAGGTAGAAGTCGAGGTTGTACTTGCTCCCGTACACGAGCGTGAATATGATGTCGGTGATCATCTCGATGGCGCCGTACCCGTAGTGCTGGTGCGTCCTCGGGTTGCGCTTGATGTAGATGATCTCCCGCTTGCCGAACGGCACGGGCAGCTGTGCGTTGACCGTCGGGTACTGGAAATAGGCCGCTTGCGGCATGAACTTCTGCGAGTACAGCTGGTACAGCGCCGGATATTGCTCGCTCAGGTTGCCGAACGTCGGCAGGTTGCCCATCAGCGCCTGGTTGAGCTGGTCCCTGACAAGCTGCGGCACATCACCGGATGCGTACAGCGGTGCGATGAAGTCGCTCCTGTTGCCGAAGTACCCGTAGAAGTCGGGGTTGAGCAGGAACGACCCGCCGTCCTTGGCGAATATCTGCTGCAGCGCCCCGCCCGTGAGCTTGCCCGTTCCGGCGGGCGTCGAATGGCTCACGTACTTCTCGAACGAGAAGCTCTTGACAATCACCCCGGCGTCCAGCTCGAGGATGTCGGGAACGAGTTGTCTCAGGATGTCGTTGAAGCTCTCGTCGTTGCCGTTCGGGTTCTCGAAGAACGTGTGCACCCGCTGCAGGTCGACGTCTGAGACGTTAAAGCCTTCCTTCTGCGTTATCTCCCACTCGGCTGCGGCAATCTCGTCCGCGATTGTCTGCTCCGCTGAGAAGACGTACGCGTTGCGCGCCAGGTTGCGGATGGCCACGACGTTCTTATTCAGGGGTATCCCGAACGGGGGCCGTACGAGGTATGTCGGCGACGGGCTTTTGAGTATCGCAGAGTTCTGCGCCGCCCTGATGGCCGTCTCGGGTGTAGAGGTCAGCTCGGCTACGACCTGCGATTGGTGCGCGAGTGTTGCTTTAACGCCGAGTTGTCGCCTCAGCCCGTCCAGAATGCCCATGATGGTTTCATTTGGGCAATCGTACTTTTTAAGCGTTGCGATTGTCACGCGACCACGAACGTGTGGCCGAGCGCCACCTCGAGCGCGTACCCGAGCGCTATCGGTATGTCGGGATGCTCGCCGATCTCTATCAGCTTCTGCTCCTCGAGCGCCCATGAGACGCTCTCAAGGAGCAGCCTGTCGGCCATGTCACGCGCGCGCTGGCTCGAGTACGGTATCCTCACTTTGCCCTGCTCGTACTGCAGCCCCTGCCGAAGCGCGAAGTTGCGCTTGCTGACCGTGTGGATGTTGCCCGCGTACTCTTCCTGCTCGGACGGCCTGAGTTTTTCCTCCTCGTCGCGGTTGCCCGTCCAGAACAGCTTGACTGGCATGCCGAGGTCGCGGATCTCCTTCACGGAGCCCCTGATGGAGTTGGCCTCCATGCCGATCAGGTCGTGGTTCCAGCGGTCGTGCCACTCGCGCAGGAAGTTCATCTGCCAGCCGAGCGACTTGCCTTGGAACCTGTCGAGCTCAAGGATGTCGAACCGCCGGCCCTGCGATTCGGGGCCTCGGTCGCCTATCGTGGCATATACCGACCAGTCTGCCGTCTGGATGTCCGCGAACGCGAAGTCCACGCCGCCATAGACCGCGTAGTATGGCTTGCGCCAGTCCTTCGTGCTCGGGTTTGTGATGTCGAACGTGCCGTCGAACGAGTTTTCAACCCACGTGCGCCGTATCACGCCCGTCTCGGCCTCGAGCGCGTTCAGCATGTACTCGGCCTCGAACTTGGCCGGGTGCTGCTGGCTCCGGATGCCCATCAGGCTGTCCCACGAGAACCGCCTGCTCAGCAGCGCTTTGGTCGGGAAGTCGAGGATTGCCGGCAATCGCACGTGGTCGTACTTGCCCGTCTTGTCCATCACGTGGATGATGTCCGTGGCTCGCAGCGGCGTGCCCGTGATCCTGACCGGCGCCCTCTTCGCCACGCCCATCGGGAGAATCACGCCCTGCACGAACCGCGCCGTCTCCTTGTCGCTCAGCGTGCTGCTTTCCGTGATGAGGTCGTCGAGCCAGATCCAGTCGACGTGCAGGCCCCTCTTGCACTTGACCGGCCTGAAGTGCAGGATGCTCCCGTTGGTGAACACCTTCTTTTTCTTGTTCCACACGGACGAGAGCTCGTTCTTCCTGGCACCGTGCGGAACGAGTTGGTTGAGCAGGTCGCTGCCGAACACGTAGTCCTCGATGCGGTCGCCAATCTCGTTCACTTCCGTGGTGCCGCACGATACGATGAGCTGCTCGGTGATCCTCTTCATGCCGGGCATGTCCCACCAGCGGTTGAGCGGCTGCCGTATCACGTTCCACAGGAGGTTCCAGATGCCCCATTCGGTCTTGCCGTGGCCTCTGGCTATTTCGTCTATCGTGTACTTGTTGTCCTGCCAGCGGTGCCAAAGGTGCGGGTAGAAGTCCTCGCGCACGAGCTCGATGTCCATTTGGGACGCGAACTCATTCTGCACGAATGAGATGAACGTGTTGTACTCGGGCTTCCCGATCCGGTACCTGCTCGACCGCCAGGCGGTTAGTTGCGGTGATGCTCTGTTGTTAATGCCAGGCGCAGGCTCGCTCGTGGAGAGCGAGCGCAGAAGGGCTTCCGAACGGGCCAGCTCCGCAGGCGCGGCACACATAGCGGCCCTTCACCCCATCAACGGGTGGCCAGATGCTGACGCTTGGCCTTCGCCCCATCCTTGGCCTCCATCGCGTGCCTGATGAGCTTGAGCTGCTCCGATGCTCTCTTGTGCTGGTCTGTCAACTGGTCGTGGTTGAATGATGCCTGCTTGTAATTCGCCCACTGCGTGAGCTGAGGCCCGATGCGCTTGAGCAGTCGCTCGAGCTTGTCCATGCCAGCCTTGCCGGGGCTGAGTTTCTGGCCGAGTTCCAGCAGCGCGTCAAGTCTCGGTCCGATTTCTGGCGCGCCTATGTTCTTGAGCGCCTCCATCTGTTCCGCTGCCTTCACGCGTGCGTGGTTCAGCTGCTCGACTTGCTTCGCCACCATCGTGACGAACTCGTTGCTGTCAGCCATGTCCACGCGGTCGTGGATGATCGTCGTCCGCTGGCCTATCGGCTTCTGGTCGGGTGAAACCAGCTGCTGCGGCCCCATCTCGTCCACTGTGACGAGATGCTCGCCCTCGATGTACGCGTCGTACCTGTGTTCCGGTCGCTTGTCCACTAACTCAACCATCTGTCGTTGCACCTCCCCGTTGTGTGATTCGTTCCGCTTGTTTGCCAGTGTAATGTTCCCATCGCTTGATTGCCACGCTCGCGTAGCGAGTGTCGAGTTCGATGCCGAAACAGATGCGCCCTGTTTGCTCGCACGCTATGAGCGTGCTGCCAGACCCGAGGAACGGGTCGAACACGGTTTCGCCCTTCGTCGTGCTGTCCAGGATGGCGTGCCGACAGAGTTCCAGCGGCTTGGTCGTTGGGTGGTTCGGGCTCGCGTTCGGTTTCGGGTGCCTCCAGATGTCGGTCCTTGAGCCGGGCTTGCGGCCTCGCTTTTCTGGTTCCTCTTCCCAAAAGTCGCTCGTGGTTCTCCCTGCGTAGAACGTGTGCTTGTTGCCTTCCTTCCAGCCGTACCACAGGCACTCGTACTGTGAGTGGTAGTCTTTCCTTGTCAGCGTGAAGTGGTTCTTGGCCCAGATGATTGTCGTGCTCCAGTGGGCCCCCCCCCGAAGCATCTCTCGCATAAGAACTGGCAGGCTTTGAGCGCCGATACAGACATAAATGCTGCCGAGCGTCCGCTTGAGGATCTGCTGTGCCATGCCGTTTAAAAAGGCTTCGTAGGCGGCGTCCGGCAGGTTGTCGTTCATGATGGTCCCCTTGCACGACGCAGTCGTGGGGTGATGTCGCGCGACGCTGTTGTAGTTCACGTTGTACGGCGGGTCCGTCATGGTGATGTGGAAGGAATGCCCCACGGTTGCGTACGTCGCGTCAAGCGTCGAGTCGCCCACGATAAGGGTGTGCTGCCCGAGGTGCCAAACATCGCCAACTATTGCCAGCGGGGGCGCGTCATACGCTGCGTCCACGTCGAACGCCTGGTCGACGTAGTTGTCGTTCGTGTCCATGAGCTTGAGCAGCTTGCTGGCGTCTTGGGCGGTTAAGTCTGCCAGGTGCTGCAACTCGTTCTCGTCCATCAGCATCTTGTACTCCTCGAGGTCTTTGTCCGGGTCGTGCGTACCGCGCAGTTTGTTGAGCACCTGGCGCAGGATCCTGCGGTTGACGTCCGTTATTGGCAGCGCTCGCACGGGCACGTCTTTCATTCCGAGCTCCCTGGCGATCTCAAGCCTGTGCTCTCCGTCCGCTACGAGGAAGTCCTTGTTGGTGATGACCGGCATAATGAACCCGTATTCCTGGATGTTGCGCTTAAGGGCATCGCGCTGTTCCTTCGTCATCGTGTTCGGGTTCTTGCCGTCCACCGTGAGTTGCTCTATCGGCACGAGTTGTTCGGGCGGGATGTCTACCATGCGAGTTCACCCTTGAGGATGCGCATGAACGTGTCCCCGCTGACTTCCACCCAGAACGTGCCCTTGAGGTCGACGGCCCACCGTCTTGGTCGGCACGGTGGAAAGTTCAGCCGGTACCTGTCGGGCCTGCGGTTCTCGCGCATCTGGAGCGCTGGCCGGCAGTCCATGAGTATCGCGGCCTTGACGATTCCCTGCCACCACTGTTCCACGATGGACGGCTTTGCTGTCGCGTTGTTGAAATGCTTGCATTCCACGAGCCACTTGACGCCCCGCGAATCCTTTGCGAGAATGTCGCCGGACTCGTCGCGCAGGTTGCCCGAGCCCCGGATGCACTTGCATTCGACTCCGCTGTCACGTAGCAGCCTGTAGATTCGCAGCTCGTTCGCGTTGCCCTTGTGTTTAGAATTCACCAATCGCGTCACACCCCTGTTGCTGTGTTGCTTGGTGTGATGCGTGATTGTTCGTGTATTTAAGGTTTGCGTTTGTCCTTTGAGAAATTGACTGCGATGTTGTGCTGGCGGCAGACTCTGCGGAAGGTCTTGTAGTCCTTGGTCGACCAGTGCTGTGGGATGAAGTTCTTCTTGGTGCAGTCGTACGTGCAGTCGCCTATTTTGACGCCCCATTCGAATAGTTTCTTGCGCTTCTCCTCGCAGACGTCGTATGGGACAAGCCAGTTGACGAGCACGAATACGCCAAGGTGCTTGCGTGTGAACCCTGCTTTGAGCAAGATGTCGATGGCATCCTTGACGTCCTGTTGTTGGTCGAGGCCGCCATCCCAGGAGATCCACGCGCCATTGTACCACTTGCCCTTGTTGTTGATGATGCCAATGTGGTTACGGTGCATAGCCTCGGCGATCTCTTGCGTCAGGAGCCGCCGGTCGATGCCGCTACTCAGACCGATGCGCCGGCCTTTGGCACCGAGCTGGTCGAATAATTCAGGGAGCCTGGAGTCGTACAGGATTCCCTCTTCGATGATGAGCACGAGCTTCTTGGTGATCTCCGGCATGTGAAACTCTTGGAAGTTGCGGTCTGCATGGCAATAAGGACACCCGCGCTTGCAGCCGCGATTGAGCTCTATTCTCTGCATCCCTTGCCAGAGGTCGTTTATCTGTGGTCCTATGATTCGTGGAGGGTTCAGTTCAGCAAGCCGTGTCTGTCGCTGGATGACCATTCACTTCGTGCCTTCGGTGTTGTCGTCGGTCTTGCGCGGCGGCGGGATCGGCGCGAAGTACCGCGTATGCGGGCCCACGATCCACGTCCTCGGGATTCCCGTGTCAAGTCTCCTGTTCTTGGGCGCGTACTGGCTCGGCCACTTGGCTGTCGCGCACGCTATGCAGTACTTCTTCTGGCCGGGTTCGCGGATATTGCCGCATTCCATGCACTTCTTCGTTGCCTTCGGCTGTGTGGGCGCGCCTTGGGGCATCAGTAACCCCCTCCTGTCCAGCCTGAGAGCTGCTGCTGCTCCATGACGGGTTTTACCCTCTTCTCTGCCATCTCGACATACGTGAAATTCAGGTCAAAGCCAACAAACTGCCGTGAGAGGTATCTGGCCATTACCGCTGTTGTCCCAGCGCCTATAAAAGGGTCAAGGACTACCCCTCCCTTTGGGCATCCGGCGAGTATCATCGGCTCGATAAGTTCAGGTGGAAATGTTGCGAAGTGTGCCTCTTTGAATGGTTTGGTGTTCACTGTCCAGACTGAGCGTTTGTTGCGGGTTTCGTTGATGGTAACGAAGGCATCCTGTCCGTTGCTCTTCTGATCCCCCATTGTTCTCTTTCCTTCATATCGGATGTTGCCCTTCCCGCTACGTTTATCCTTTCCATATTCAACTGCCTTCTCCTTAATGCCCTCCGCATCAAAATAATACTTCTTGCTCTTGGTTAATAGGAAAATATACTCGTGGCTCTTGGTGCAACGGTCTGTCACGCTCTCCGGCATCGGGTTTGGTTTTGCCCAGATGATGTCTTGGCGGAGATACCAGCCGTCAGCTTGAAGTGCGAAGGCCACACGCCAGGGGATACCAACGAGGTCTTTTTCTTTCAGCCCATCAATGACGTTGGCCCGCCGAGGACAGTTGGTCGGGTGGTCTTGATTTGTGTTGGCGATGGTCTGCTTACAAAGGGACTGCCCTGCCCCCGGCCGATAGTTGTAATAAGAATCCCCCAGGTTCAGCCACAGCGTCCCGTCCTTCCTCAGCACCCGCCGGACTTCGCGGAACACCTCAACCATGTGGGCGACATACTCCTCCGGCGTTTTCTCAAGACCTATCTGCCTATCTATGCGCTTTGCGCCGCACTTGCCACAGACTTCTTTATATTGGATTGTTGATGATTTTGTTGATGGTTGTTTTCCTCGTTCAAGTTGGCAATTAGAAAGACCACCACTATTTCCCTGTTTTAATTGCTCCTTCTCTATGTGGTCACATTCAGGATTCCCGCCTTCCCAAGTGGCCGTTCCGTAATCCCTCAAGCCCCAATATGGGGGGGATGTGATGCAGCAGTCTACGCTGTTCTCATCCATCTGCCGCAGACCTTCAAGGCAGTCCATGCAGTGAATCTTGTTGAGTTCAAGCGTCATGGCTGGCATTTCTCGCGGCCTCCGACGCACTCGCAGTACGGGCTGCCGCAAAATTTGCATCTGTGGCAGTCGCAATCGCACTCAAGCTCGTAGTCCTCCGGGTCTTTCATGTGTCTCGCCAGCGGCCCCCGGCAATCTGTTCCGCATGGCGTGCAGTCAGGGCATCCCATGTTTAGTACCTCCCAGTGCTCGTATTCGTCGGCTCGGGCCAGTCTATGTCCGTGTGTCGTGGCTCCGCGCCTTGGTCCTTGCCGAACATCTTCATTTTGAATGCGAAGAATAGCGCGAGCACATGGGAGCAGTTCGCGCCCTGCGGTGTGATCTCGCCTCTCGCCTCCTTGGTATGCCACGCCTGGCAGTTGCATTTGAACGTCCCGTCGGGCCGCTTGAAGATTAAGTAATCGCTCACGTTGTAGTCCCTGTGGAACGGTATCTTTTGCAGCGTGACGAAGGCCATCTCGTCGCGGTCGACGAGCACTCGGTGCTCCGGCTTGGTGTTCAGCGGAAGAACCACGAACGTGTGGTTGCTGTCGAACAGCGGGACTTTTCCGAGGTACTTGACGCAGTCGTGCCTAACGAACTCCTGAGCCTTTTTCACTTGGCTGCCCTGGAGTTCTCTCGTGTGCCGGCACCAGTAGACCACGTTGTCCGGCGTCAGTTCCTTCGGTGCTTCAAGCTTCACTATTCCTGGTTCCATTCGCGTCACCCTCCTTTCTAATCCTCATTGTTGTGATGCGCAGTTGCTGCGGGTACTTGCGTGCCTTTATCAGCGCCTCGTGTTCGCTCTCGCTGGCCAGCACCTCTATCACTTCGGCTTCGTCGAGGTCGAGGATGTCAGCCCTGCCGCCCGTCACGAACTCCGCCTCTGTGATGATTTCGTGGCCTGCGATCATCCGTTCCCGTGCTATCTCCAACTTCGTGAGCTCGTGCGCCAGCGTGTTGCCGACGTTTATCCTGATGCAGTTCCGGTGAGAGCCGCAGCGATTGTTCGCTCTGACGAGTCGTGCGATGTCGTTCCTTCGCCGCATCGTGTCGAGCTTGTTCACTTGAGCGCCCCCGCGATCCTGCCGAGGTCCTTGTGGATGAGCCAAAACAGGACGGCCATTGCGATGAGTGCTGCCAGCGCTGGCAGACCTATAAATACGACTTCCCAGTGGTGCGTGTTCTTAATATGTTGGATGAACTCGGCCCATTGCGCGTCCGTCAGGATGCCCATCGGTTGTCAGTCCTCCATGAGTTTCGTCTGCCTCTCGGGGCATCGCCCCTTCGCGTGTGCGCTGTGGCACGTTTCGCACCAGCGGCGCGGCTGTTCGTCTGCCATCGTCCTCAGTCACCCCCTCAGAACGGGTCGATGCCGAACTGCAGCAGCGCGTAGTTCACCTTGCGCAACTCGTCCGCATCAGGCGCGTCATTTATCTGCTTCTCGAACGCCGTCCGGTTGAGTTCCGGGAGGCTGATTGGCGGCGCTATCCACTGGAGCATGTAATCCTTGAGGATCCGCAGGTCCGCCGGGTCCAGGGGTCTGCCCTCCAGGAACCCCAGCACTATGCTCTTCATGCGGCCTGATTTCTCGTGCATCCAATACCGTTTCATCCGTTACACCTCCGTACTTCCTTAAAAACTCCTTCTCGATTGCGTCGATGGCTTCCTGCCAGTCCTTCTTGCGCATCAGCACGCCGTACACCGTGTCGAGCGCGTCCTGGATGTCAATGTTCGCGCTGAGCGTGAGCGTTCGCTGAACCGGCGGCTCCAGATGTGCGGCCAGCGCTCGCGTCTCCCGCGCGATGATTGCCTTCTCCTGCACGGTCGTGGCCTTGAGTCCGCCCTCGACGAGCAGGTGCTTCACCATTTCGAGCAGCTTCGTGGGCTCGAGCGCGCTCTCCAGAATGATTCGCTTCGCCTCGGGTATCGAGCATTTGCTCTTCGGGTCTGTTTTCATCTGCGTCGGCCCGACGGGGCACTTGCTCAAGAACTGGCACCGCTTGCACCGCCATCTATCGACGTACATGACGCCTGTTTTCGCCTTGCCGCCCATTGAGGCTATCCGACGCCGGTCCTCCGGCGTCCTGGTGTTCAGCGGAATCAGGTGGCCAGGGCTCATGCCATCCCCTCCTCGAGTTGCTTCAACAGCTTCCTCGACAGTTGCGACCTTAAAAATGACCCGTGGCAGCCGTCGCATCTTACGACCTTGAGCCTGTGCTCCGTCTCGATGGTCAGGTGCGTGTCGCCGCACTTCGGGCACTTCGCCTTGGGAATCGGAGTCGCCTTCTCGAAGAACGTGAGCCGCATGTCGTACCTGGCTTTGAGTTCCCGGAGCGCGTCGTACGCCGTGCTGGCCGGGATGCCCATCTCGATTGCCACGTCCTGCAGGCGTGCGAACGGGTTGTGCCGCAGGATCTCCTTCATGCGCTGGACCTTGCCGTCCCTGTTGCGGTTCATCGTCATGGGTTGACCTCCACACCGCACTCGGTGCTTAAAAACTTGACGGTGTGCCGGGCGTGTACGCACAGCTCCTTTTTGTTGCCCCGGTAGAAGCTCCCGTGTATGCACAGGCAGCGACTTAATCGCTTGTTCGCGCGCGTGTACACAAACGGGAACTCCCCCTTGGGGCACGTGAAGCTGAGCTGGATTGCGTGGTCGCTCAGCCCTGTCACGTTGACGCAGAAACTCATGGCATCTTGAGCGTCGTCTGGTCGGTGCCTATCGAGATGTCGTGCTTCTGGCCGACGAGCAGGCCGACGAACGGCTTTCGTTTCGCGCCCTTGTCAGCCGGCTGGTTGATCTGCACGATGATGCTGATCTTGCTCGCGTCCTTGCAGTCCCTCTTGAACGTCGCCTTGAACACGTCCATGTCGCCCTCGACGTCCTCTCTCACGGTGCTCTCGATCTTCGACAGTTCCATCTCGTCGAACTTCACGTTGGTCTTGCCCATTGCGTTCACCTCATCTGTTGATGTGCTTCTCGATCTCCTCAGCGCAGCGCAAGAGTTCTTTTATCTCTTGGCAACTCGTGCCGGCGAGGAACGTTGCTGCTGCGTTGATGCTTGTCTGCCGCACCATGCGCCTCTCGCGCGCGTCCATGTCGGCCATCGCCTTCTCGGTCCCGCTCGGAAGCTGTTGCTGCGTCGCTGCTGGTTGCGCGGGCTGCTGCGGCACGAACAGCATGTCGAGGCAGTTGATGTACGTCTTGTCCTTCGACTCTGTCGTGTATGTGTTGTACGCATAGACATCGCCAACCTTAAGTGGTATGTCTGTCTTCTCCCAGCACGAGTACCACGTGCCGCTAATCTTCACACGCAGGTACTTGCCCTTGTCCTCGAAGTCCTCTATCACACCCGCGAGCTTGCGCTCCACGGGCCTCGTTGTTTTTCCTTCCATGTGTTGTCACACCTCCGTTGTTGTCGTTGCTGTCATCTGTCGTCGGTTCCGGATCTGGCACGAACCCATTGCGTGGCGGCGAGTACTTGATCTGGCACTTGATGCACATCCGGTCTCCGTCGCGCAGCTCGAATAATTTCAGGCCGCATTCCGGGCACTTCACCGACAGCACTACCCTATTGTTCCGGATTATTGCGTCCATGCTTCGCCTCCGCGCAGCCCTGGCAGAGAATCTCGACCTTGCCGTTGCTGTCTATCACGTCGCAGACCGCCGGCTTGCCGCACGCCTCGCACGGCCTGACGATGGTGCCGATGGTCTTTACTTCGGCTCCTTGAGCTTCGCAACCTCCGCCTGCAACTGCAGTATCTTCTTCTCGTCCTCGAGCGAGCGTATCTGCTGCTGGCGCTTCTGTGCTTCGAACTGCGCAATCTTCTGCTCCGCGTCCTTCTTGCGGGCTTCCTGAAGCATCTCGTTCCCGCGCTTCGCTGGCTCGAGGATGTTCGTCTCGAACTCCTTGGCTGTCCATGCGGGCAGGCCCATGCTCTTCCGTTGCGCATTGATGACCTTCCCCACTTCGGTGTGGCTCAGGATCCGCTTGTCGGCCATCCCCATCGCTGCATCTATCTCCGCCTGCGCGTCCCTGCATGCTGTTGCTTTCGCTGTTGTCGTTGTCGTGGTTTTCATGTTTTCGTTCCTCCCTTCTCAAGATGTTGTAGTTCTTGCGCGTGAGCCGCCACTTGTATATGGTCTGGTTGAAGATGCGCTTGGTGTGCACGATTTTTTCTACTATCCCGAACTTCTTGAGTCGCGCGAGGCTCTGCGTGATGTGGTTCGGGTGGTGGCGCTCGCCGAATACCTTGATGACCATCTCGTCGATGTCGGCACTCGTCATCCACCAGCTATTCCTGTCTGGCTCGTTGGTTTTCGCACGCTCGAACAGCACGTGGAGCGCCTCGGTCTGGCTCATCGTCGCTTAGCCTCCGTGCTGCGTTTCAGGCGGTTCTTCGTCATGGCTGCGCACTTCGCCTTGAGCTCGATGTTCATGAGTTTCGCGTCGATGTCCGTGATGTCCATGACGAGTCGTTCTATGCGGACGGCCAGCGCGTCGTGCTTGTTCTTTGCCCTGCGCATGGACTCTCTGACGCCGGCGAGTTCGGTGTACAACGCGTTGCGCCGCCGCTTCAGTCGCGTCGATTCGTTCATTTCAAGTCCTCCTCCGTCAGGTGTCTCTTCTTATGACATATAAAACATAACTTCTGTCCTTCTCTCTTTGAATCAAATGATGATTGACATTCAGAGCACATCATTGTAAATCACTCTCTTCCAGATTGAAGAATCTTTTAAGAAGCCAATTCATATACTCCTCAGCAAGTCGTTGTGGCCCCCACGATTCACTATCCATAGCGGCATCAAGAACATCTATGCCTTCGTTGTTCTCCATCTCATACGCAAACTTCTCAAAGAGATGGTGATTCTTGTTCTTTCCTAAAAGTTGAATCGCCTCGGCTCTGAGCATATAAATCACAACTGAGCGTTCAGTATCGTTGTCTCCATCTGGAACGAACGAATAAATGTCCTTCAGCGTCTTCAGTGGTTCGTCTGCCATCAATCAATCACCCCCATCGCCCTCCATCTTTTTATGTCTTCCTCCTCAAGGATTTTTCTTGCTTTAAATTCACATCTGTCGTGGTATGCCGATGGTTCCGGCGGGATATACTCTCCAATGGGAATATCCGATGCGTGACCAACGACAAGCCCCGTAATCTTTCCTGGGTCAATTTCCGATAGTGGCTTCTTACAGACTATACAGATTGGAGCCATCTCAGTCACCCCCTTGCTTTCTGCTTCCGCAGTTTGGCCTTGGCGAGATTCTTCTCCCAGTAATCAATCTCATCCTGATTATCCTTAAGGTCGAGTCTGGCATGACGCAACTGCGCCTCGATGAATCGTATCTCCTTCTCGACTGTCCATCCTTCCGTCAGTGCCATCTCAGTCACCCCCTTTCTTTTCGTCGGTTGCTGCGCGGCGCGGGGCCGCTTCGTCTGTCTGCCTCATAGGAAACACCATCCGGCTGCATCACATGATGGTTCAACGTTAGCATAGGAACTTAAAGATTGTTGCCCTTTCGCCGCTCTTGCAATATCTTCAAGTGGGTAGTTTGGACTAAGTGTGACCTTTGGGTAGCCCCTATTGTTCATGTCGAGGTGAAGATGCCTTTTGAACTCTTTGGGGTTCTCGATTGCCATCTTTAACCACTCCACTTTCTTAGTATAGATGCACCCTTTGCACCCACTCTTTACCGCTGTGAATCCTTCTTCTCTGAGGATGTCGAGATTCCCACGCCTTGAGATTCTTGCGTCGCAGAAAGGATAGCTGTTTGTGATGTATTTCACGTTGCTGTCTTTCATTCTGGTGGCTTCGTCATAGGTGATTCCTATGTTCATTGTAAAAGTCTCCTTCTTTCCGTATTTCTGTCTCAAGAACTTCCTGATTGGGGCTACCTTGAACTTAGTTGTACAGTCCCTTTTCTGAACGCTCATAACACACCTTTTCTTTTCATAGTAGTCGTATAAGCTCCCTGCGCTGACTGTCGCAAACATGATTCCCCTTTGTTTGCATATCTCCTCCATGCGTCTTACGGCATCATAGGTTCTTTCTGTTTCCTCTTGCGTGTCCGCAAAGACCACTGCGTCCAGTGGTGCGCCAACATTTAAGAGATAAAAAAAGAGGGCTGAACTATTCACACCACCGCCGTAGGAGAGTATATACTTCATCGCTCAGTCACCCCCTCGCTGCTTGATTCTGAATTGCTTTACTTTTCTGATGCAGTTTTCGCATATCTTCCCATCCTCGACCTCTCTAAGTTTGCAGTTGAATCTCCCGCAGAGGCTGCACCAGTATTGCCTCTTATCAGCACCTATTAGGTCGCCCATCTCAGTCACCTATTATGACTTTGACCTCTTCTCCTACTTTCTCCCTCATATCCGTGAACGCCCACTCGTCCAGTTCTACTTCTATCTGTGCCGTCATCTTCTCCGTTTCAGGATGCACCTGTATCTGAAATAATCTTCCCTTTGTTGTGTATCCCATCGCCTCAGTCACCCCCTCGCTGCTTTGAGCTTCTGGTCTATGATTGCGATCTCGCGCGCGTACTCGTCCTCGATGCCCTTGCGCCGTGATTCGAGCTCCGCTGCGAGTTCGCGCTTCAGGAACGTGTAGTAGGCCACGCGGTCCTTGGCCGGCAAGTCGGCAGGGAGCGCGTGCCGCCTGATGTACGCCCTGATTTTTTCGCTCGGGTTGACGCCTTGTCTGCGCCAGTATTGCACGACCATCTGCGTCAGCATGTCCAGCCGCACGTGCAGCAGCGATTCCTTCTTTTTGCTTCCCCGTGCCGTGCCACTTTTGCGTGCCATTTCGGTGTATTACGCGTTTGTATCACGCGGCCTCCCCGCCCCCCACCCTGCGTTCGGGGACACGTTGTGTCCCCTCTCGCCCTCTTCCGCCTCTCTCCTTCTGAGTATCTCAGATCTCCAGTGTGGGAATGTGTGTCGCCAACCTATTGTCTGGAGAATACACGTCAGCGGAATCGATGAGTACCTTGTTGCGGACCTCCCCGTGTGTTACAATCGTGTATTACGCGATTTGGGTGCGTTTGAGCGCGAGAAATCGTGGGGGATTCTTCCGGCTCCCTGGCCGTTAAGTTTAAATGCCGTTCCCCCTTCTTTGCCATTGTTTCACTACCGTGCGACGTCAGCCCCTTGCGGGGCCTCGGTCGCGTACTGTGCATTCTTCTCAATCGGGTGCTGCATTTAAAAAACTTTCCCCTGCGGGCGCTTCCTTCTTCGCGCACGAGATGGTCGTTTTCATCTTGACCTCGGCGGCCTGGCTGCTCAGCACGTGCACTTCAAGGAGCCCCATCAGCACCTTGTCGTCGAACTTGGCCACGGCCTCGGGAAGCTTCCGTATGACCGTGAGTTCCTCTATCAGCTTGTCCTTGCTCAGGATCTCCACGATTCTGCTGTCCCGGCGCCGGACGATGTGCGTCTCGAGCTCGTGCGTCTTGGGTCGCGGCCCCCACGACTTGATGAGGTCTGCGAGGATTGCTTCGTGGCGCTGCTCGAGTATCGTCAGCTTGCCGTCGTGCTTGTCGAGCTCGGCTTCGAGCTGTGTGCGAAGAACCCCTATCTGCGCCTTGAGTGTCTCCGTGTCGTGCGCGATGTTTTCCTCCTCGGCTTCGAGTTCCTGCGTGATGAGCACGAACTGCCTGATGAGCTCGTCGAAGTCTGGCACCACGGCGGGTTTTTGGCTCGCTTCGTATTGGGTCTTCATCTCCTCCAGTTCTTCTGCCGTGTAGTGTGGTTCGTCGGTCATCGTGGCAACCCCCTGTCGAGCCGGTCCGCGATGCGCTTGAGTTGCCATGCGATCTCCGTCTGCACGGCCAGCCTCGTGATGTCCGCATCCTTTGACGCGCCTATGGTTTTGCGCACCCATTGCTCCTTGTCGTCCTTCATTTCGTCTGTCATCTCGTCACACCTCCGTTGATTGGGGCAACGACCCCCGGCCCGGCTGGACTACAGACCGAACCGGGAGAAGTTGCGCTATCTCGCGCGCGTGGCGCGCGGGACCGTGATGTCATCTTGCCGCCGCACCTGCAGTGCGCGCATCCCTGTCCGTGGCACTTTGGGCATGCGAAGGAGACGTCCTTGGTTTCTTGGTTGTTGGTCATAGTCGTTGCCCCCGTCGGCCTCTGCTCGGCGCCGGCGTGCCGTCCTGCCTCTACGTAGGTGATTCTGCATTTAAAAAACTTTCGGAGGATTTACGACTCAGCGCTGGAACAGGAGCATCTTGCGGTTCCAGCCGCCCTTTGGGGCTCCTTTCACGCGGCCTTTTGAAGCCCCTGTGCGCCCCGTGGCGGCCTTCCGTTTTGACCAGTAGTTTCGCACTTCGGCGGCGAACGCGATGATTGCGGCGACCCCTGCGGCACCGAGCGCCACGTTGAGCGGCTTGTCGAGGTTCTCCGCGTACACCGTTGCCCCTGCGATGATCCCCGTGCAGGCCGCCGGCACGAGTACGTTCAGTGCTTTGTCGGCCCACGGCTTGATTGTCTTCCAGTTCATTGTTCCCTCACCTCTCCGTTTTTTGTCGAGCGATTCCAGCAGCAGCCCAAGGGCCACGAACGCCAGTGCGGCCACGATGCACGCGTTGAGCCACAATTCGGGCACCATGTCACGCACCCTTGCCCTTCAAGCCAACAAGCACGTCCTTGAGGAACAGCACCACGAGGTTGAACAGAATCGTCACGCTTGTCGCTATGGTAGCTACCGCCATCTTGACGTTGTCCTTGAACTTCTCGAGCGCGTGGACTCGCGTTTCAAGCTTGTCGAATCTTTTGTCCGTGTCGTCTCGGTGGTCTTTCAGTGCTGCCTTGAGGTCCTTCTGCTCGTTGTAGATGTCCTCGAGCTTTGCCTTCACGTAGCCCTGCCACACGTCAGTCTTTGACTTCCAGCCGTTGCCGTTGGTTCGTGCCATTCGCGTCACTTCTTGATGATGAAGTTCCGGAACCTATCTCGCTTGCTGTACGACTTTTTCGCGCCTGCCGTCGAGAACGTGTGCCTCGCGGTTTCCGAATTGAAGCTCCACCACACGTCCTTGATGTTGCTATCGTCCGCTGCGTTGTCCCAGCGCGGCAGGTCGTGGAACGTCTTGAGGTTCGTGACCGTCGCGGTCGTCTCCATGTGCCTGAAGCAGTCGTCTCGGAAGTCGTACGCATTGAGCGTCGAGTGTCCGAACCCTGAGAATGTTGCTCCGCACACGTTCCAGTAGAACGCGCGGAGGATGCCCGTCAGGCCCGCAGCCTCGAACAAGTCCATAAGTTCCAGGGTGCTGTTCTCGCAGTCCATCGTGCGCACGTACCACGTGTCCAGCGCCGGCGCCCACTGCTCGTCGACGCCATACAGCTCCGCGTCAGTCACGTACGTCTTGCTGCCCAGCCATGCGAGATATATGTCCATCATGAGCTCGTTGACGAGCTCGCCAAAGTTCGCGTCCGGGTTGTTCTCCACGTACGTGGTCAGCAGCAGGTTTCGCTTCTCGCACCAGAGCCGGTGAGACGGTAGCACGTGGACGAAGTCCTGCACGCGGATCTCAGGCGTCACGTTCCGGTTCTTGAGCTTTATCGTGTAGCCCGCATACACGATGTTGGCCGCCGGGTACGAACCCTGGATGTCCCGTGCCTTGTTGACTATGGCTTCCGGAACGGGCCTCGCGGCCTTCTTGAGCTCGTCGTTCTCTGCCTGCAGGCTCGTTATGCGCGCCTTGCTCTGCTCAGCCTCGGCCATCGTGTCCTTGAGGTCTGCGTCGAGCGACTGGATGATCCCGTGTTCCGACGTGCAGCAGAGTTCTTTCAGCTTTCGCCAAATGAAGTCCATAAATCGCGCCATCTCAAAGCCTCAGAACGAAGCTGCCCTCAGTTGGCCGTTGCCGCCTGAACCGCCGCCAGGAGAGCCGCCTGCGCCGCCTGTGCAGAGCGTTGTTCCGCCAGAGGTGTATGTGCCGTGATAGAGGAACAGGATGTCGCCGCCTGCACCACCACCACCGCTTTTATCAAATCCAGAACTTCCAGCATTCCCTCGCACATCTATCGTGCCGCCTGTGAAAATAAGGTTTCCTGAGCAGATGATGATGAGCGAGAGACCGCCGTCTCCACCAGGGGCACCGTCATAAGAAGTGGTGCCACCGCCACCTCCGCCTCCAGCACCTGAGAAGATGTTGAGTGCGTTGTAGAAGTCATCAGGGATTTCGGCTGCGCTGAACGCAGTATAGACTCCGGCTGCCCCTCCGCCTCCGGAGCCCGCTGTTCCGTTGCTTGCTGAGCCGGATGCTCCGCCGCCTGGAGTTCCAACAGCGCCACCGCCGCCTCCTGTTGTTCCTGCTGCGTAGCCGCATTTCACCTCGCAGCCCTTTCCACTAACGCCTGAGTGTGGGCTCCCCCCGCCCAACCCTCCTGCGCCTCCAGCGTAGCCCTGGCCCTTGAAGTCTATCGTGCCGCTTGTTATGGAGACATCGCCATCAACGATGAACACAACAGGGAAGTGCGCTGTCGGGAGCTGGACGGAGACTGTGGAACTCGAACAGGTATCGTGTGTCACTGTGAGAGTGCCGCCGGACATCGTCAGGCTCTTCAGAAGATAGACGTTCCCGCTGTCGACTGATGACGTCCCTGCCGCGAGGCTGAACGGATGCACGTACTGGGCCTTCCCGAAGTATTTCCTGAGCGCTGAGACGAGCAGGGCGGTGTTGATTGTGTCGCCGAAGTTCGTGTTGACTTCGCTCGCCTTTGCCTTGGTTCCTGCGCTGAACGTGTTGGTCACATCAAAGATTCCCATGTTGCCTCATCACCTCGTGAACCTCACGACTTCCTGGAAGATTGCCTCGTCCGACTGAGATTTGCTGAACGGGTTGATCGTGCTTCGGTTCCACAGGAGCGGAGACGAATTCGCGTCGAACGGGCCGAACTCCCGTATCAGCGTGCCGTTCGCCTCGGTGGTTGTCAGCCGCCCCTCGTATGTCACTTGGTCGGTCACGGTGTCGACCGCAGGGTAGCCCGGCTCGAGCGCCTTGTAGAAGTCGTCGTCGCTTGCCAGCTTCATGTCGTCCCACAGGATTCGGTCCGCCGCTATCGTGTCGCCCGCTGCGTCCGTGAACACAGCCACGTACGTGTAGTCGCACGCGGCGATTACCGGCGTGCCAATGACAACCGCGTCCGTGCTCTTGAACGCGATGAGGTTCCAGCCGGCGATGAGGAACGCGATGTCGACGTCGTACTGGTAGTAGTTGGACGAGTCGCTGCCGAACCGAACCCTCAGAGCCGTGCCGCTGCTCTTGAGGTCCGCCAGTGCCACAATCTTGACGAAGCAAAAAAAGGTTTTGCTCGTGAAGTTGAGGCTCGGCGTTGTCTTGTCCATCGAGGCCGTCGTCCCGGTGGTTCCGCTCTTGGCCAGAGAGAGAGAGCCCGTGCCCTCCACGAAGCTCGTCGTGTTGAGAGTCACCGCTGAGTCCGTGCCTGCGGCCCACCCGAGGACCGCGTCGCACGCGTCCACGACCTCGGTGCCGGTGATTGGCACGGGGTCCAAGAGCACCGTGTCGGCGGGCGAGAAAGCCGTGCCGTCCTGGCCGACCTGGAACCTGCTCGGGGGAAGCTCTGTCGCGGTTGTTGTGTACGCCCGCTTCATGATGGCGTCAATCGCCACGTTCGGGATTCCTGTGCTGCCTGTCATGTTTTCACACCCCCGGTGTAATGAGTATGCTCGTGATGCTGTCCCCGGTCGTGCCCGTCGCCTTCCACTTGAGGTTCTTGCCCGTCGTACTGGTTATCGCTATGGTCTTGGACTTGCCGCTTGTCAGGCCCGCGCAGGCCGTCCACGTGGCGCCGCTGTCGGATGAGATGAAGAATGCCGGCACGCCTGCGAACGTGACGGTGACCAATGCGCTCACGTACGTCTCGTCGTTCGTGTACACTACTGTGCTCTGTGCGATCTGGCCGGGCGCGAACGACAGGGTTTGCGTTGCCACGTTCCACGTGGCCGTTGTTGCGCCCGCATCCTTGAACTCCGTGTCGATGAACTCCTCCTCGAACGTGGAATCAGGCCACACGAGCCGCTTGAGCTCCGGTGCCGGCTCGTCGGAATCGTCGTCCTCGCCCCAGTCCTGGTCATCCCAGTTGCCGGATATCGCGTGGTCCCAGATGAGCACGGGCGTGCCCGTCCAGTCCTTGTTGAGCAGCCGTGCGAACCGCTTGCGAACCCGCAGCACGTTATCGAACGACTCAACGCTGATGAGTATGTCCTGGTTCTTCACGAGCTCCTCCTCGAGCCGTTTTATCCGCTCGCTCAGCTTCGTGTCGTGTTCTTGCGTCTTGTACTCCTTGTTGCCAACGCTGACAAGGTCCTCGTGCTCAGGCCAGCGCTTCTGCACCTGCGTGACGACGAGGTCTTCGGTGATTGAGTTTTGCGTGTCGATGACGCGCCGCATCTCGCCCGGAGCGCAGCTCGTCATGGCACCGATGACCGGAACCCTGCACCGGACGAACGGGACGCCGTACTGAGCCACAAACTGCTCGCCCTTCTTGCGCGCGTCCGTGACGGTCTGCACGTCCTCGAAGTGCTTCGTCATGCGATAGGTTCCGTAGAGTCCGATGCTCGCGCTGTTCTTGACGCGGATCGGCACCGGCTTGGGCGTGATGTACGTGACGTTCACGGCTGCGCCGAACGCGGGTATGCTTGCGGTCACGAACCTGATTTGCTTGCTGTCCTTGTCGACCGAGTAGTCGTACGTGGACGTGGAGTCGGGCACGCCCAGCGTCTTGTCCGAGCCCGCCACCTTGGTGCGCACACTTGACGGAACGAACGCCAGCGTGAATACTGCGGTTGTGCCGTCGCCCACGAAGCTCTCCTCGACTTCCGTGTCCTGGACGGCACCCTCGACGGTTAAATCGTTCACGCACTGCGTGTTGTCGAGCTCGAACTTGAGCGGCTGCGAGATGTTGGCCCCGACCTGCAGCGGTGTTCCTGTTTCATCAATGAAGCCCTTCGGCTCGAAGTGCACCTTGCCGGTCACGGCGCTGTACCGGATCTGGCAGTCGTAGATGTCAGCCAATGCGAGCGCCCTCTGGAACACGTCCACGTGGTTGCAGATGAACTTGGTGAGCGTGGCGTCCGCTGGCGTCGGCACGACCGTGGTGTTGTCGGCAACGAGCGGTGTGTACGTGTTCACGAGATCCTTGAATATCTCGCTGCCTATCCCGGCCTGGATGTCGATGTCAATGTCATACGATTTCGTCACCTCGTTGCGCAGCAGCTCGATTAACCTGTCCTTGCCGAGAATCATGACCTGCGGGTACTCGGGTCTGACCTCGTCGACGATGCCCTCGAACACAAACTCCTCAGTGCCCGTTATCCCGCGCTTGATTGTGATCGTCTGGCCGTTGGCAAGATTCAGCAGCTTCTTGACCGAGTCCGTGACGCGGATGGTGCATTCCGAGATGGAGCAACCGAACGTGGACACGACCGACCAGCTCGCCACCGTGGTCGTGACGTCTATCCCGTCGACCTTCACCTGAGTCTTGAGCCGCTCCGCCATCTTGACCTCACTCCTTCGTCCGGATGCACTCGACCACGTAGGACGCTACCACGGACGTCGCGGTCGTGTCTAATGCCCATGTGATCTGGACGGTTGTCACGCGCACCTTGAGCGTCCCGACCTGGAGCGTTGTCAAATCAACGACCGCCTGGTCGGCGTCCATGAGAGCGAGAAGTGCGTCAGCCTTGGCTTTCGTGTCGGCTATCGCCGTGCTCGTGTAGTAGCCGTTTATCGTGACGACCTCCTGGTTGCCGCCCATGTCGAACGTCTCCGTGTCCTTCGAGTCCTTCGTGGGTATGGGTATGACGATGATGTTGCCGCTTTTCCTGTGGCTTATCTCTTGGATGTTGTCCAGCGCCACGGTTCCGAGTGTTCCGCCCATTTTAGCTCCCTGCCGCCTGCATGGTTCGGCTCATGATGCCCCTCCGCTGCGCCCTGTCGATGGCGTCCGTGATGAGCCTGAGAGTGTCCGCCTTGATGGAACTGGCGTCCAGCGCGCTGATGTTGACCGTCACGTTGGTCGTGGTTCCGCCTGGAAACCCGCCCTTCGTGCCGATGATCGTGTCCGCAGGACTGAACGGGATGACCGTGTTGCCCCGAACCATGAAGTCTTTAAGCACGGGAATGGTGCCCGCCTTGGCGGTTCCGCCGATGCTTGCGCCGGCGCCTTTTTCTTCTTTTTCCTCTTTTTTGCCGCCGCCGAACGGGTGCAGCAGCGCGTCGAGCTTGCCGAGAATCCACGTGACGGCGCCGCTGACTGCGTCCTTGATGCCTGTTAAAATCTCGCCTATCTTGGTTTGGAGCGTCTCCCAAGCGGCGGGTATCGTCTCGGTGAAGAACGTCTTGAGCTTGTTGACCGTGTCGAGGAAGTCGGCTTTGACGTCTGACCATATCCTCTTCGCAATGATCGCGATGGATTCCCAGACGGCCTTGATGCCAAGGGCGGCGAGCCGGAATAAGAGCGCCACGAACTCGATGATTGCCGCAACGCCCAGGAGCGCGAACGTGAGCAGTTTGAGCGCGCCCAGGAGCGCGATGCCGAGCACCGCGATTACTGGCTTGAGCAGCTCCCACAGGAAGCTAAAGATTCCTTTTAGCGCGTCCCACAGCGCCATGAACACGCTGCCGAGCGCCTTTAGTGTTTCGAGCAGCCCGAGCGGTATCAGTTTTCCCAGCTTCTCCGAGAAGCTCGCGGACGACTTGCCGACCTCGGCCATCTGTGCGCCGACCTCCCTGACCTGCTCAACGCCAGGCGGTTCGACCACTTTGCCTGCTGCTTCGGTGACCGCTGCCGTCTCGATGGCCAGCAATGGCGGTGCCATGCCTTCTTTTTCCGTGTTGCCTATGAGCTTGCCGAACCAACCCTCCATCTTGGGGGCTATGTCCTTGTACCACTTGAGCGCGTACTTGAGCCACCAGATGGCCACGGGCTTGAGGATCTTGCCAATCGTGTCGCCTATCGGCCTCAGCATGAACTCCATGCTCTTGCGCATGATGTTGACCGTGTTCTGCAGCAGCGGGCTGGACGACACGAGCTTGTTCATGAGGTTCGTGAAGGTATCCGCTATCTTGTTGCCTATCGCGACGCCCGTCGCTATCTGAGCGATGTTCTTGGCTATGGCACCGGCGCCGGCGAAGAACCCACCGCCGCCCGCAGCGGCTCCGCCACGGGCACCGCCTGCGCCCAAGCCCCTCGCTGCTCTCTCCACCGCGCCCGTGTCGAACACGATGCGCGCCTTTATGAGTTCCTCAGCCATGTTGTTGTCGTTGCCTCGCCTCTGCTCGTTTCATCTGTCGCTCTTCCTCGGCGTCCATCTCCCTGTCGATGAGCAGCAGCATGTCCGCCGTCACGCAGTCGAAGTCGTCGTAGTCCTTGCCCGCCCCGAACGCCCGGTAGAACCGGTACGCGTCGAAGTAGGGCCTCAGCGGGTCGCACTCGAGGATGGTTCCCCGCCTGACGACTGCACGGACTTTTTTTCCGCATCCTCCGGCGGCTGAACCAGGTCGCCCATCGCCTTGAGGAGTACGTCGTACTGCGCGATTTCAAGGTCGTCCAGACCCTCGCGGATGCTCCTGTACATGTCGCGCCACGGATGCGTCTTGACGCATACGGGCAGCAGTTCCATGACGAGCACCGTCTGCTTGATGCCCTGCGGCGTCTCTGCTGTGATGATTGCCTTATTCCGCATGCCAGCCTTGGGCCGCATGAGAACGAACTTCCCCCCTGGATTGTCACCGTCGGGTGGCACGTCGACTTCGATTTCTTTCATGTTGGCACTTGCCTCCTTGTTTGTGTTTGTTTTTCCCTCTCTCGGCGCGCTTGCGCCTTGAGCGCCATTCGATTGCTTACTCGGTGTAGTACGTGAGCAGCACCTTGTCGGAGCCGTCAACGACTGCGTTCAGGGCCGTGCCCTTGAACGATGCCTCCGTGAGGCCCTCCTCGACTTCGATTTTTTCGTCCATGTTGGTGAACGTGCTGTTGGCCAGCTGGAGCGTGAAGTGCCTGGCACCCGAACCGAACCCCTGGTCACCCACGATCTTGAGCACCGTCTTGGTCGGCACGGCTGTTGTGGTCGGCGAGGTCGCGCCGCTCATCAAGTCTGCCCTCGCGTCCGTGTAGTCTTTTTCCGTGTCGTCCGCCACCTTCTTGATCGTCATCGTCCACTCGTAGCGCCGGATTCCGCGCGCAGGCTGCTTTATCGCCCGCTCGCCAGCGCTCAGGTCCCTGTACAGGAACGGGTTCGCGGCTATCGTCAGCCCGAACTCCTGGACACCGAACCATGCGGTCGTGTCGCGCTGCGCGTCCAAGTTTGTGAATACGAACGGGCTCGCGGTGTCGGGCGTCACGCTGGCAAGAGTCGTTCCTATCGTGAACCATGAGGCCGTGAAGTCCACGGTTGCGGTCACGATTTCGCCCACCTTGAAGGACAAGGTTGCCGTGTTGAACACGACGCCCTTGAGGTGCCACACGTCGTCCACGCCGGCCCCGCCTGCGCCCTCTGCGCCGATCTCGAGCGCGAGGCTTGGTGTCATGCTGGCGCCGTAGCCTATGATGTCCTTCTCGAGGATCTTGTACTTGTCGCCCGACGTGCCTGCGCCGGTCCGGACGCCAACGACGTACCGGATAAAGTCGAACGTGCTCACCTGGAACTCGACGGAACCCGTGACGTCCAGCGCGCCGAACAGCGCGTCAGTCGCGTTGGCACCGTCTCCGAGCCCCTGCACGAGGAACTGGTTGTTGTTGACCGCGACGCTCACGCTGCGGATTTTTCCCAGCTTGTTCGTGCCGGCTGGTACTCCGCCAGTGCCGTAGCCCGTCTCTTCGCCGTAGATGACGTACGTCCCGATGCCCCTGTAATATGTCTGTGCTGCCATGTGTGTCTCTCCTCCTGTTGCTTATGTCGTTGCCTCGAACTCGAACGGGATGCGGAAGTCCTGGTTTTTCTGCACTATCTTCTCGTGCCGGCCTGCGCTCTTCGCCATCGGTCCCGCCCCGGCGAGCGTGATGAACTGAAAGAAATGGAACGATTTCTTGTTGGCGAGGATCGCGTCCCTGCACGACTGCCAGATTTCCAGGCATTCCTCCTTCGTGGCCGCGTACACGATCAGGCTGATGAGGATGTCCGTCCGGATGAGCGAACCGCCCAGCGCCTGCTCGGTGTTCGCGTGGCTGATGTCGTCGAACCCCACGCGCGGATAGCTGTCGAGCGAAATATCCAGTCTCGGCAAGTCGGAATAAATCTTGTCGCCAACACCGGCGTCGTACGTGATCTCTATCGTGTTGCCGACGGACGCTGGCGTTGAGAGGACAATCTTGCCCTCGTGGTAGTCGGGCGTGTACTGGACGTAGCGCAGAATTGGAGTTCCGTTCTTCTTGACGAGCCTGATGTTTTTTACGCCCGGCTTGGTCAGCGTGAAGGTCGTCTGGCCCGCGTAGGCAGTAAAAACGTCCACGTACGTCGACACGCCCCTCCGGACCACGCTCATCACGTCGGCATTGCGCAGGAACACCTCGAGCTCCTCGCGGATCTTGAGCACGTCTATCGCCATGACGCTACCTCATGTGGTCCTTGAGCGCCCTGTTGAGTTCTGCGGCCAGATGCTGGTGCAGCGTTGGCCGAATGAACGGGTGCGGTTCCGTGCCCGGATGATGCACCTCCTTTCGGAACACCAGGCTGCTTTCCTTGAATCGCCCGTGCTTCTCGAGTCGTGCCTTCTTGCCCGGCTCGAACTTCAGATAGTTCGCGCCTTCCGGCTCTCCCTTCGCCCTGATAAGGTGGGGTTTCGTGCCGAACTCGATGCACTCCGCGTATGGTGGCATGTTGAAGTCCACGGCCCATTCGGTTGCCGATATTCTCGTGACCTTGAAGCCGTTGCGAGTTATGTCCCGCAACTCGCCCGTGTCGGCAGGCGCTGCGTCCGCAAGCCTTCGCGCCATCGCTAACGCAAAGTCCTCGAGAGCTCTCTGGAACTTCTCCGCGAAGTCCGCCGCGTCTATCGCTATCTCCATTCATGCACTCAACTCCACCTTCCTGTCCACGCCGTTCGTCCTGACTATCAGGTATGTCCGGTTGCTGTCGTCCGTGTCCTCCCATACGGCCATCTCGCCGTTGTTGGCGAGCGCTGGCTGCGCTGCCTGTGCGTAGTGCTTGAATCTTATGACTGATGGAATTGTCATCCCCGAGAGGTCGAGAACGCCGTCGCTGACTCTCTCAACCATAGTGCGCCCGCCTGCGCCGTCGTCCACTTCGCGGCTCCAGGCTTTTCCGGCGAACTCATAGGTCAGTTTCGCGTGCGTCGGAGTGGCGAGTGTATTGTCCTCTACACGGATGGCGAAGTCTTGCTCGGCTGCAACATCGACAAAAAAGTCGCTCACAAGAGTATTGAATCCTTCTGCTTTCAGGATTTGGTGGAAAAAGACTTCACCGCCCACCCCGTCCGGCCTCATAAATGCGAACCCATACTCGCCAGGGTTCGGCTCGTAGAAATTGAGGTGTGCCTGGCCGCTCGCGCTGTCAAAGAATGTCAATCTTCCATACTGTCCGGAAGGGGCGATATTCACTTCTCCTGCACTCACGGCGAACAGATCGTCTGTGCCGTCGTTCAGTTTGAACGCCTGTCCGCCCTTTATCTTTAGCGTAGTGTCGGCTGTCGCTTCGCTCGTGTCAAATAAGCCGTCACTAAATTTAAGGAAATGGGTGGCTCCATCATAGAGATTCAGAGTGAATCCGTTTTTGAATTGAATAGTGGTGACTCCCGAACAGCCGTGGAAGTCAATACCTTCATTACTCATCACCATCTTTGGCTCGCCGCCATCTATATACCACTCGTGGCGGCGGTCAGTCTTATTAACTCCGTATGAGATTTCGTTTCCACCTTCTTCCCAAACAAGATACGGAGAAGGCAAATCACTCAAATACAATCCCCACTCATTCAATCTCATTAGGTCATTCGTCCCGTTGTTCACTTTGAACGCCTGCCCACCCTTTATCTTGAGCGTGGTGTCGGCGGTCCCGCCGCTCATGTCGATCAGGCCGTCCTCAACCATGAAAAATTGAGCGTTGTCTTTGTAGAGGGCGAGTCGGCCATTCTCGCTTCCGAGGAAAGGTTTTGAGCCGTCGCTTCCACGGATCTCAAAGGTATCACCATCTGAATAATAAGTGAGCGCTCCGAATCTTGTTCCGGTTCCGCCATCGCTTCCCTCGAACATGATTCCAGGGCCAGTATGCTCAACAGTCACCCATAACCTGTTGTCTGCTCCAGTCAGATTAAATTTCGCATTTTTATCGGCCGGAGGGTGTATCCTGAGATCGTCAGTTCCTCCGCTCATGTCGATCAGGCCGTCCGAGATCTTCGCGATCGAAGTCGTGGTTGTGTCGTCTTTGATCGCGACCAGCTCGAACTCCTTTGCTGCCCGGTTATATCTGAGAAGCGCGTCGTTGTCCACTATGCCCTGCTGATCGAAGATCAGCTCAGGATCGCCGAGTCCTTCGTCCATAGCGAGGTAGCTGTTCCCCCGTGTGCTGGTATTGCCGAAATGCGCGACAGTATCCCCGCCGACGATAAACCCGAGCTGATAAGACTCTTTGCGATAGATAGAATGTTCCCCGAACTTCGCAGCGTGAATGTCGAAGTCGAGGTCGCCCTCCATTCTGTCCCCGGCGCGATCGACTCTGTTATACTCGGCATAGAAGAACATCGTGATCACTCCACGGGATAGATCGTCTTCTCTTCGCTGGTGATGATCAGCTTCGCGGTCAGGCCAGCGTCGCAGATCGCCGAGATCTTCGCGAGCGCGATCCCTGTCTTCGCCACGACAGAGTGCGCCGACATCTCGAAGTTATACTCGCCGTCGCCGAGTCCGGCGTCACCGTTGATCCTGATCTTCGCGCTCTTCGGCCCGGCGTTCTGGATTATATAGCCGTTCTTCAGGACGCCATAAGTCACGGCCTGCGGCCCTGCGTCGTTCGCGTTGATCACGGCGGGCGCGTCCGCGACAGCCTGGGACTCATCGACCTGAGCGTTGATCGGCTCGATCACTTTTCTGACGTCAGTAAAGCCTTTCATGTTCGTATCACCTGGGCGTGGCCCATGCCTTTATATGGCCGGAATAGACGACCGCGGCCGCGTTGAAGTTCTCGATCACGATCGTGACCTTTTCCTCTTCGGTCTGCGGCATGGAGAACGCGGCGAGGTTGTCGCCCTCCCACCGCTGGCCGTTGAATAGGAATATGTAGTTAGTGTTCAGGGCGAAATCGACCGCGATCTCCTGGACGTGGATACGCCAGTTCTGGCCGACCGGGAACTCCAGCGTCAGCCGCGAGCCGCCCGGGACGCTCTCCTGGAACATCTGGAGGCTGTCTATGTCGCCCTCTTTAGGCTGCTGGACGCTCTGGCGCTCTGCCAGGTCACGAATCGCGCTGTCCGTTGTGCTGAATTTAGCCATGTCCTTAATCACCTTCCGCTGATCTCTTCGACAGTCCGGCCAGCCCCGGCCACGGCCGGGCCGTAGCCCGTCACCGCGCCCGTCGGCGTTGCCGCCGCCTTTGACGCGAGGTATATCACTCCCAGGGCTGCCGCGACTCCCAGGATCAGCCAGCAGCGTTTCCGACATTTAACTGCCATGATCTTCATAGCTCCCCTCTCAGTTTCAGGATCAGCTCCAGCTCGGGCTTCCAGCCCGGCCGCTTCGTGATCTTCTCTCTGATCTCAGCGCTGGAGATCTCGGTGATCGTTGCTTTCTTCGTCATGGCTGCCATTCAGTCACCCCACCACCTTAAACGTCCCGACAGACTCGGCCAGCAGCTCGCCGCTGAGCGGATCGGTCGCCCTGATTATTATGGTGTGAGTCCCGTCGCTGAACCAGCTCGGGACTGTCTGGCTCAGGAACTCAGACCAGGGATACGTGGAATAGACGTATTTATTGCCGTGGTCGCGTTCGTCAGTCGGCCGCCCCAGGCGTTCGACCATGACGCTCTCGACTTTCACGCTGCGCGATACGTTCGACATGATCCGAGGCTGGAACTGGAGCAGAGCCGCACGCTTGACTTCAGGCACGACGCCCGCGGTGTAGCCGACTCTGACCAGCGTCATGGTGACAGCGCCAGCGCCGAGAACCTGGAAGGTAGTCCCGAGCGCGGTCGCGATCAGGCTGTTCGCTGACCAGGCTTCCACGCGCACGTCATAGTAAGCGCCCACGACCAGCGAGGCCGTCGGATACTCTGCGCTCGCCACCTTCAGCGAGTGCGCCCCGATCGAACCCGTGGCGATCCGCGTCCTGTCCATGACAGCGCGGCCGCTGGACACTACCAGGTCGATCGCGTAAACCTGGAGCTGTTCGCCCTGGTTCGTGAGCTGGATCTGGAAGCTCTGGATCACGCCCTGTTTAAGAGCGCTCAGGCCAGGCTTCGAGAACGCGATCTTTAGGTTCGGATACTCGGGCTTTATGACTGGATCGACTCCAGGATCAGGCTGAGGCTTCGGCTCTGGCTGTGGCTCAGGCTTCGGCTCAGGCTCATACCCTGGCCCAGGGTTGTATGGATCAGGTTCTGGCCCTGGCTCGGGGAAGTCAGGCCCGGGCTGTATCCCTGAATCAGAGTCTTCCGGCTTTGCCGCTGCTTTCGGCATAAGCGCGAGCGCGATCCCGCCAGCCATGACCAGGCCAGCGCCCAGGTATAGGAGTGTGTTGTCGCGGCCCTTCTTCCCCGCCTTCCCGGGATTCTTCCCGAGCGCGTGGTAGCGCTTCCATTCATCGACGAAACCATAAGAGAAATCGAGGCGCTGCCCGCTATGGAGAGCTTTATACTTCGCGTCTTCGAGGACGTGGTTCGCGTGCTTCAGGGCAGCGTCAGCGCTCTCGAAGTGAGCGCCTGCGTTATGCTCTTCCCTGAACGCGGCAGCTCCGAGCTTTGCGGCACGTGCGCTGGTGATCCCTGGATTCCCGCGCTTCGTCAGCTTCGCCTGGGCTTCCATGCCGTCCTGGCAGCGCCCGCGTTTAAACTTCCCTTTCGGGCAGGCCACGACCAGCTTCGTCTTCTCGCTGATCTTCTTCGTGCGGAAGCTCTCAGGATCGAACCTTTCAGGATCCTGGAGGCGTTCCCGGACGTAGCCCTTCGTGACTTCCCGGCCCGGGTTCTTTCTGAATTTCAGGCTCATCTCGTCCACGATCCCGATCAGCTCGTCCTCGATCTCGTCGTCTTCGAGATAGTCGCCTTTCATGTCTGTTATATCGTAATGACGCCCGCCGTCAGGATCGCGCTCGACCTCGACGTGATACTTCTTCCCTTTCAGGGTGATCGTGACTTTCGCCTTCTCTGCCATGTTCAGCCCCTCCGCCTCATGCCGCGAGCGATCTCCAGGATCAGGAGCAGCCCGACTATGATCACCCCGGCCGCGACCGCGGTCTTGATTATCCCCTGGACGTCTGCCAGAGTCGAGGGCTTAGTTTCCAGCCCTGCCACGGCAGCGAGCGCGGCCTGTTTCGTCTGCTCAGTCAGGGAGTCGTCTGTCGCGATCGACTGGATCACGCTCGCCTTCGTTTCGCTCGCGCCAGCGGTGACTTCGCCCGCCTTCGTGAACGCCTTAATGCCCGTGACGACCAGGATCCCAATAATGAGCGTCTTCAGGATCGAGAAGATCGCAGGCAGAAGCGGGATCAGCGCGGCCATGAGCGCCGGAGATCCGGCAGCCTGCCAGGTTATAGCGAGCGTGCCGCTGTTCGCTGTCTTCGGCGTCAGGACGCCCCTGATCGGATTCCAGCCGATCGCCGGGACTGTGAGGATAGCGAGCTTCGACAGGATCGCGAGTATCCTGTTTCCGGCTGCCGCCCAGTCGATCCTGAACGGCGACCAAATGCTGAACTCTGTCACCACTTCGTCGGCCATGTTGTCGTTCACCTGTCCCTTTTTGTCTGCCAGGAGCTGCGGGCCGGGCTAAAGTGCCTTTAGCGAGATCTCGCTAAAGTATCCTTTAGCCAGCTCTTTCAGTTCCGCCTGGCTGCGCTTATGCGGTGAACTTGACAAAGGTCGCCGGATCTGTCCCTGCGACTGGCGATTCCTGGACAGCGATCTCCAGGAGCGAATAGGTGAAATCGACAGTAGCCGAGGACTGGAGTTCGATCAGGAAGTGAGTCTTCTCCGGGAGAGTGAGGTCATTCCTCAGCTCCTGGCGCTCCTTCGCGTTATTCTGATCGCTGACGCCCCAGTTCTCCAGGTCGCGGTTCATGAGCGGGTTAAAATGCTCTTTGTTCGCGTCCGCAGCCCTGATCCTGACAGTATCCCCGCCAGAAGTGCCGAACAGGTAGAAGATCGCGACGTTGTTCGTGCCTGAAGCGAACCCTGCGCCCGTGCTGGTGATCTTCGGAGTGGCGAAATCGACTGTATAGTTCCATACCCTGACGCCTGCGACCTCGACCGCGACGTTCGACTGTGCGCTCATGGAAGGCGACTGTCTGAGGTAATTGCTGAGGACTATGTCCTGGGCCGGAGCGCCGTTCCCGTTCGCGAGCTGCTTCGTCATGAGATACATCTTGATCGGCGTCCCATACTGGAATCTATAAGCCAGAGTGCGCGGAACAGAAATATCCACGATCTCGGACATGATCCCGGGAACGTTCGCCTGCGTTGTCACGCTCGCCGAAGCGAGGGTTAAAAATGTCTGCCGTGCCATTCCTTTCACCCCCCACGACCACGCTCTCCAGCCTTCGGGAGAACGCTGAACGCGTGCGTCGGGTTGAAACCGCGGCCCGGGTATAAGCCGGGTTCGCGGTGTGATCGAAAAAAACAAAAACGTCTTCTGTTCAGCCCAGGCGATCGACCTGGAGCATGAACTTCGTCCCTGCCTGCGTCCAGTCCACGACAGCGGTCGAGGTCAGCTTGAAGATGATCTTCCGCAGCTCGGCGAGCTTGTAGTGCTTGTCTATGTCCAGCCTGATCTGCGAGTCGCTGTTGAACTGGTTCGCGTTGTTGAACCTTCCCATGTCCCACGACCTGAGCCTTATAGGGAGGTCGCCGCTGACGTCCTCAACCCACATTTCGAAGGTCGAGTCGTCCGGGAGGTTCGCCGGGGCGTTGTCCTTCAGGAAAAGCTGGAAGAGCGCGTTCGGCATGACTGTATAGCTCTTCGTCGGCTGAACCTGGATAGAAACGATAGGGGAACTCTGGCCCGCGGTGTTCGGTGTCAGAGTCACGCCTTCGCTGCCTTTCGTGATCTCATATATTGCCATGTTGATCACCCGGGCAGCTTCGCTTTCACGTCAGGGAAGCGAGCGAGGACGTGGTCGAAGAGGCTCAGGCCGACGCCTGCGAGCATACCACGCTTCAGAGTCACGTTCTTGACTACTGCAAGAGTCGCGACGCCGAAGGCTATGTCGGTGATCTCTGTCCAGTTCGCGGGATCGCTGAGTCCCTTTCTGGCTTCGCCCTCTTTCGGCTTGAAGACCGCTTCCACGATCTTCGCGATTCCCCAGGTGTGGACGATTCGCGGGCCGTAGAATCCGAGGACAGCGCCAGCGTAGAGAGTCAGAGCGTCGCCGCTCATCAACTCTTTGAGGTCTGCCATGTCGTTATTTCACCCCCCTTTTTAGGGTGACCTATTAAGGGGGAGAAAAGTTTATAAATAGGTTTATAGATATACCCCCCGGGGAGGCCGAAAACATGGGAAAGGCGCAAGTATCCGACGAAAAACGCGTTAAAATCTTATGCCCGAAGTGCGGGCTGCCGTGCGGGAATGAAGGCAGCTTCGCCATGCATACCGATTCCAAGACGTGCCGACGCAGGCAGAAAGCCGATAAACTCGCAAAGGAAAAGGAAAACTACGCAGAACCCGAGGCGGACGCGCAGGCTACGGCCGAACCTGAGCCTGCCGCCGCCCCGGCTATTCCTCCAGACAGGCCCGAAGCGGCGGAAGATCTGGCTTCTCCCTCAGCCCTTCCGCCCGCTCCGGCCTCTGACAGCCCGGCGATCCCTGACGAAAAAGCCGAGCTTCAGGATTTCACCCGCGACCTCGACCTGAACCTGAGAGAGCGCGAGCGAACCAGGCCGAACCCTGAGCTGGAGATCGCCGAACCTGGCGACGCCTATAATATAGACGGGGACGAAGACCAGACCAGGCCAGCGCCGAAACGCCGGATCGCGGTCTGGCTGCTGGCCGGGGCGATCCTCGCCGCTGGCCTGGCATACGCCGCCCACGCCCTGATCTCGAAACGGCGCAGGGCCGACGTGGTCGAAGTCCAGGCCCGGGCCGTATCCTCGAAAACAGAAGATCCTGATCTGCCCGTCGATCCGTGGACAGGGAGGCCGTGATTAAGGAGCGTGAAGACTATGGAGCTAAAACTGAGCATGGAAGAGAACAGCGTCCGCGTCGAAGTGAAACAGGACAGCGAGAAGACGCCCCGCGTGGCCCTGAACCTGAAGGGCGCGGCGGTCGTCCAGTCTGTCCTGAACGTGATCCAGGGCGAGATCCAGAACTACGTGAACCACGTCCAGGAGCAGCAGCGGGCGAAACAGGCAGCAGCGCAGGCGAAGGCCGGAGCGCAGGCGCAGCGCAGAGATCCCCAGGTTCGGAGAGGCTGACCATGCCGGACGACGTGCGGCTGAAGGATCGCGTCAGGAATCCGGCAGATCCTGACCTGAAACGTGCGCCAGTCCTGAAGCCAGCGCCTGAGTCTGGCGAGGATCTTCTGGACTATCCGCCGGAAGAGCTGCCCGGAGCGCTGCCTCCAGGGGGCGACCAGCCAGCCGGGCATGGGTTTAAGCCTATGACGCCCGAGCTGAAAAAGAAATTCGCCGAACGCGTCGATAAACTCGGCTGCGTCCTGATCACCGCCCTGGTCGGGAAGTCACGCCCAGGCTTCCGCATGACTTACGAAGACATGGCCGCGATCGAGTGGGGCGCGACTGTCGTCGATTTGATCGACTTCTACCTGCCGCAGCTCGATACCAGCAGCCCCTGGCCGCCGTTCGTCATGGCCTCGATCGGAGTCGGCGCTGTCGTGATCTCGAAGATCGGGGAAGCGCCGAACGCTGAAGAGCAGAAGCCAGCAGCGAAGCCAGGAGAGCAGAAGCCAGGAGCAAAACCCGCAGGGCAGGACTCAGCATATCACAGAGAGCATACGAAGCCTTCAGAGCCGAAGGAACTCGCCGGGTGATCTCATGGCGCTCAGAAGCCAGATCCGCGTCACCCTGGGCCGGAAGGGCCAGGGGAAGAGCTACCTCATGGGCGCGGACATGGAGCAGCGCGTCAGTAAGCCGTTCGTGATCATAGACTACGGCCAGGAACATTTCAGTTTTGCGAAGGCTCACCCGAACGCGTGGCTGCTCCCGATCCAGGCCGACATGATAGGCCGGATCAACTGGCACGCGCTCCTGGAGCGCTGGCACGGCCTGGTCGTCTATCCCGACATGATCGCGTTCGACGTTTTCACCGAAGAGGTCGATCGGCTCATGTTCGCGATCCTGGACGTGGGCGGCCGCGTCGTCATGGTCGAGGAAGTCCAGGAACTCGCGCCTCAGTTCGGACAGGTGAAGCCGGGCTTCCGGCGGCTGATCGACCAGGGCCGGAAGCATAAGATCGACATTCTCGCTGCCAGCCTGAAGCCTGCCGAAGTGTCGAAGACGCTGATCGCCCAGGCTGACGATTTTATCCTGTTCAATATCCACGAACCGAACGCGCTCGACTACCTGAAGCGCTGCGGGATACCGATCGACCAGCTCCCGGCCCTGCCTCAGTTCGTGGCGATCTATTTCTGTCCGCAGACCGGGGAGCTGCGCCGAGTCCGGGCCGGGGAGCGGAAGTTTAAGCACTATGGCTAAAAAGGTGACGACATGGCAATATCTGACGAAGCGGTGACAACGATCGAGAACGTGCTGAAGCTCACGCAAAGCCTGGAGCTGGACGATCTCCTGATCCTGGCGAACGCGTTTTTAGTCCAGACGCAGCGGAAGGCGAACCTGGCCGGGCCTGCCGAGCTGGTCTATATGAACCTGGCCCGCAGAGTGAAGCGACGCATGGCCGAGGGCTACGTCCCGGACGAAGCCCTGGCGAGGATCGACGCGGCCGTGAGGGGCTGAGATCATGCCGCGCTTCGGCCGCACAAATGAGGTCTTCGCCCGCGCTCAGAAGAGCGTGAACATGGACGAAGCCCTGATCCATGAGCTGCGGAAACGCCAGCAGAGCCATGAGAGTTTTAGCGATACCCTGAACAGGATCGCCTGGACAGGGATCGAGGCCGAGGACGCGGCAGACCGGGCGCTGAAGCTCGCAGCGAAAGCGAAAACTACTTAAACCGCGCCCTGCCTTCTCCCGGGTGACAGCTCGGAGAGTCAGGGGATCTATTACTGTTCAGGACACCCTGCGTTTTCTTCGAGTGATTAAAAAAGAACATGGAGGACTGAGCAACATGGGAGAAAGAAGCAAAGCGACTATACCCGCATGGGCGGAAGATTTCGACGCCGACGGCCTGAACCGCGCCGCTGAGTTCGAAGGGAAGCAGACCTTCGACCTGCCAGAGCTGAAGGAACAGCTCGCCGTGGAGATCACGGGCGAGCCGAAGCTGGTCGAGCATGAGAAGCTTCCGCAAGGATCGGCCTATTTCATGGCCGTGAAGAAGGGCGACCTGGTCGGCCAGATCGTCGTCCCGCGCACGCTGAGGCACGCCCTGGCCGTGATCGCGAAGAAGCGAAACCTCGCCGTCCTGGCAGGGCTTCGCGTCGTGATCACCGCCGAGATCGTGGATCTGCCTGAGCGCGGCCCGACAAAGTGCTACCGGGCGCAGACGACAGAGTGAGTTCACTCGCGAACAGTTCCGGGCCTCCAGAGGCCCGGAGCTATCGCGGCAGACCAATAAGTTTTTATCTTTGTTCCATTCTAAAATAGGGAGCTGCCCCGTGGGCGGGCTTTTCACTCTCCGAGCGTCAGCCTGGCCCTCGCGGTTCGAATCCGCAGCGGGGCGTATGGCAGGGGGGAGAGTGTCGCATGGTCAGGTTCGCCGTTAAAGGCGGCCAGGCTCTTCTCCCTGTCGGCCGCTACGGCCGGACAGGGAACAGGGCCGTCGCGCTTCGCCATGCGTTCGGCGACAAAGCCTATATAGCCACTCATGCCAGGATCTCCTGGCCTGGGAAGAAGCGCGGGATCACGATCCCGATCACGCGCCGGGATCGCTACGTCGTCCTGACTCTTAAACGCTCTCCATTACTCCCGAAGCCGAGGCCGGGCCAGCGCGTCCGCGTCCAGCTCCTGATCGACAGCGTGATCGAAAAGACCTTCCAGACCTATTTCTCCTATGCCTTTTTCGTGATCAATTTCGAAGGCTACCGAATGGACGTCCGCGGGCCTCCGAACCGCGTCATGCCCGGCCATGTCCCGGTCGAAACCCTGCGCGAAGAAATGCTCGACTATCTGAGAGAGAACGGCACGGCCACGATCGCCGAGGCGATCGAGCGCCGCTTCGGGGGCGTCCAGGCCGGGGCTAAATGGGAGATCGTCCGGGGCGGTTATACGTATGTCCTGAGCTACGGCGCGGGCGTGGCACACCCGGGCCGGGGGCGGCCCGTCGGCTCTGTCCGCGAAATGGTCGCACGCCGCCGTATCGGCCTGTTCACGGCCGACACCGGGGACTGGATCGAGCGCGAAACGTCCACGCGGACGAAAGCGTTCAGGTCAAGCTTCGAGCAGCTCCGCAAGCTGTCCAAGAAGGGGAAGACGCGGCTGAAGGGGAGGCCGCTGTTCAGGGGCGACAGGTTCGCCGGGCCACGTTAAAGTGACTTTATCAAGATCCGCGTAAAGGCACTTTAAGGCGGGCCTGGCAAGAGGGGGAGAAGCATGGTCAGGGAGAAGGAGATTTCAAAGGTCGAATTCCGATCGACGATCAAGCCGAGGCGGCGGAACTGGCGAGTCCGGCCCGTGGTCGGCCTGGACACCGAAACCGAACAGGGCCGGGCGTTCCTGATCACGATCGCCGGGCCTGGCGGCGGGACGGCAGCCGAGCGCGTCCGGGACTGGCCCGGCGTGATCGACCTTCTCCATAACCGATTCATGGAACGCAGCTATAACTTCTTCTGGAATCTGGAGTATGACACCTTCGCGCTCCTGAAACACCTCCCGCACGAAGTCCTGAAGCGGCTCGCGATCGCAGACCGAGCCGAGTTCGAGCGGACGAAGATCCAATATATACCCCGGAAGGCGCTGAAGCTGAAGCGCGGGAAGCACACAGTCACGTTCTACGACATGGCTCAGTTCTACGGCACGATCGGCCTCGACGACGCGGCTCAGAAATACCTCCAGGAGCGGAAGCTGGCCCTGCCCTATAATAAGGCCACGCTCTCGGCGACGCGATACGATTCCGATCCCCACTACCGGGCGGATCTCGACCGCTACGCGATCTGGGACGCCGTCCTCTGCCAGAGGCTCGCCGCAAAGCGGTATAAGGACACTATGGAGATCATGCGCCCGAGGGCGTTCTCCTCCAGCGCGAGCTTCGCGCAGCAGTTCACGCTGGAGAACCTGACGCGGGCCATGTCGCTCCCGTCGATCGCCGTCCTGGACTTCGCGCTGAAAGCATACCAGGGCGGGCGGTTCGAAACCTTTAAGGTCGGGACGTTCGAAGATAGCGTCACGGGCTACGACCTGAACAGCGCATACCCGGCGATCGAGGCCGGGCTGATCGCGTGCGACGCAGGGAAGTGGGACGCGGTCAGGGCGTTCGATCCTGAGGCCCATTACGGGTTCTATAAGATCGAGGCGGAAGTCCCGAAGTGCCGGATCTCGCCCCTGCGCGTCCAGCTCAAAGACGGCCTTATGATCTACCCGACGGGGCGGTTCTCGAATATATACGTGAACCAGTCAGAGCTGGCTCAGCTCAGGGAGGACGGGCTGAGGCCGGAAGTGGTGAAAGGCTGGACATATCACCCGAAGGACTACGACCTGGCCTTCCCGTGGATCAAGAAGCTCTACAAAAAACGCCAGGAGTGGGCGAAATCGAACCCGGCTATGGCTGACGTGACGAAGATCATACTGAACGGCCTCTACGGGAAGACGATCCAGATGATCCCGGAATCGCCGCAAATCCTCGACCATGTCCCGCCGGAAGAGATGTATAAGGTCGTGGACTTTATCGAGGAAAACATGGAGCTGCGCTTCGTCGTCCGGGGCAACGTGAAGGCCGGGACGCTGTTTAATCCTATTTGGGCCTCGGAGATCACGGCCGGGACGCGCTGCCAGCTCTACGACGCGGTGAAAGCCGATCCAGACCGGGCGATCATGTTCGCGACTGACGGCATACTGGCCGACTCGCCGATCCGGGGGCTGAGGATCGGCGACGGCCTGGGCGAGTGGAAGCGCGAGTTCAGCAACGCGACCGCGTCCGTGATCGGCTCGGGAGTGTATCAGATAGCCGGACAGAGGGCGAAAGCCCGCGGCTTCCAGAAAGCGCTCCCGCTTCGGAATCTGCTCGCGCTTCAGTCCCTATTCGGCCCGGGTATCAAAGAGCCGATTATGAGCGTGGAAACGACCAGGACGAAGAAACTGAAGCAGACCGCACGATCGGCCGATCCTGAAGCCTGGGCCGCGTTCAACGTGATCGCAGCCCGACAGCGCCAGCTATCCATGAACTCGGACAGAAAGCGAGTATGGGAACGCAGCTTCAGGTCTGCCTGGGACGTCCTCAGCTCGCAGATCCTGAGCTGGCCGCAGGCCGGGGACTGGCTTCAGGAGCATATCGCCCAGGTCGGCCACTACCAGGCTGAGCTGGCGCTGCGCCAGGGGCTTATTTAGCGCAGCGCGTCCAGAAGGAGGTTAATATGGCCTTCTGTCCAGTCCCGGCAGCGCCGGGCCAGGGCCGACTTCCGGGTGACTTTAAAGACGCGGGCATACTTCGCCCGGCGCTCTTCCGGCGTCTGCCTGCCGTTCACGTAGTCGCGGGCCATGATCAGCCGATATAATCCAGGATCG